GGATCTCATAGAAGTCCTCGGGACCGTTGAAGTTTACTGATCGCTCGTGAAGCACGTCTGCGGCGTAGTTTGGCCCAAGCGCGTAGATCACCTGCTCGTTAACGGCGTTAGCGCTGCCACCATAAGCACTTGCACCATAAGCTGAGGATCCGTAAGACATTAAAGCTCCTCAAGTAATCGTACTGTAGATCGGGAGGTACCCAATGATTGTTCCGCTTGCGTCACGGATAGCAAGCTTTCCAGCCAATGTACCGACCGCTACCGTCGCGGATTCGACCTGCGTAGTCGCCAAGTTCACGCTATTTAGCGTCAGACGATTATTTGCGTCGTCAAGAACCATATAGCTTGAGTTGCCTTGTCCCTCAAAGTCGCCGATATATACGGCAGTTTGCTGAATCTCCGTATATCCATCTTTAAGATCGATAAACTTGCTGGTATCAAGCCTCACGAGCACACTTGGTTCGTTAGGATCAATCACTAATGCGGGACCAAAGCCAAACACGTCGCCTACCATCTCAGTGATTGTGCGTGCCGTCATCCCCGCAATCAAGTTATAGGTCTTGCCCGCTACGTTATGATCTTCCGCTGTTGTGCCTTCCTGTGCGCGGGTAATCGTGAGGGTATCAGTTGACTTGGCCGTGACGCGGATTATTTCCACGCCGGGATCGTCTGAGGGATCAGGGTAATCTGTCGCGTTCCACCATACTGCGTTGAAAGGCGCGACTGGTAAACGATTACCGTGCCCTGCAATTACATCGATCTCGGTGGCTGATGCGTCGTAGTTCCCGTCTGAGACAACAGCCTTGGCAAAGTTTTTGATTGCGTCCACGAGTGCTCCTTATGTGAAGGTAAGGTCCAAATCACCGATCGGAATCCGAAATGTGTCGCCCGCCGTAACTGCCGCTGATGAAGAAAGATCATCCCTTCCAAGAAAGTTCCCCGCCGTTTCATCGTCCCATAAACTTATCCACGTATAGGTTTCCGTATTTGGCACGTTTGTCCATTCCACGGCCACCGTATTAGAAATGGCGCGACTCGCCGCGGATGACCCAAAGGTCGCTTGCTTTCTAGTAGTATTCGCCGCCGCATTAGCCGTTCCCGCAGAGCCCGGATCGCCAAGATGGAGCTTCACCCAAACTGCCGCCTCGGCGTAAGAGACGTTGCGCGCTACCGCATCAAGAACTGAATTTGCCACGAGGTCTGAAAAGGTTCCCATAGTTCAACTCCTTACGCGGCGGCTTCTTCCGCCCTCTTGCGAGCGCGCTGCTTGTTTTCTTCCGGTGCCGCGATAGCCTTGTTTTCAGGTGGAGCGGGGATGGCCTTTGCGTCAACGTCAATCCAGCCATGCTCACGCGCCATCGATTCGGGAATCTGCGTACCTTTCCCGGCGATCTGCACCGCTGCGCCGGTAGGGATCCGTCCCGGATTATCAACCGCCTGATAACTCCCATCCTGCATCTTGTAGATCCAGCGATCCGAGGTCCACATTTTCATCGCTTCTAGTGCTCCGTTTCTGTATCGTGCGGCGGTCTCGATTAGCGCTGCCTCAAGTCTATCAAATTCACTTTCAGGATCTAAAGATGCAGCCAGAGCAAGTACCGCTTCTGAGCGCTCGCGATAGTAGGCTTCATCAGTGAGCAGGCGATCGACTTCCATGTACCATGCGGCAATATCGTTGCGGTCAATGAAGATCCCTGCATTACCAAACGCTTCCTTCAATCCCTCAGTTGGATGCGCGATCGTTGGAATTCCCGCACACGCCGCCTCGATGCCGACACGACCATAGGATTCGTAATCAGAAGGCATTAGCAGCAGTCTGGTTTTACGGAACACTTCGCGAATGTCCGGCGTATGGGCCATCCATTCGATATTGCCCGTAGCCGCGTATTTCGGATCTGTTCCCGGCGCGGTAATCACCTGATCGCCGTAGCCGCCTTCAACCGCGAGGAATTCTCGCTCTGGCATCTGCTTCGCCAGCGCTTTGAACGTGTTTGCGCCCTTTGTTGGCGTCGGGTTGACGAGCGTGATCTTTGTCCCGGTTTCACAGCGGTAGCGTTCCGGCTCAACTACCGGATGGACCACGATTGACGGCGCCAGCCATTCGTCCGGCATTTCCTGTCCGGCCCATTGACTACGCTTCGCAGCTAACCAGTGTGAGTTGTAGATCGCCAGCGCGTTCTTGTAAGGCACGCGCGCATCGACGCGCCAATACATGAGTTGAGCGTCGTTGTGGACGAAGTGAGCCAGCGGAATCTTTGTTGCCATTGCAAGGCTCATGGCCTGACTGGTGAGATCGAGATGGGTGACTAACAGATCCGAGTCCTTGACGAAGTACTCCAGCCATGACTGCACACCTCGGCGCGGAGGCCGGACGACGTTGATGCCGTCGATCTCGTAAGGCGCGGTCTTACTGCGATCGCAAATGACGTTGACCGTATGGCCGCGATTCACCATTGCGCGAAGAGCAGCGTGAACGGTGGTCTCACTGCCCGCATTATGTTCGGGCGGAAAAAGGTGGAAGTAAGCGGTGATCTTCATTAAAGTTAGTGGCGGCTCCCCCTCAAGGGAAGAAAAGAGAAGCCGCCTGTTTACGTAACGGCTATGGCGTCGTTACGGTACTAACTGTTCGCTCCGGCATGCAGGTCGATCTTCACTACTGCAGGCGGTCGCAATACACCAAAGGCCCAGCGGCCCTCGTACAAGATGTCGATGATATTCAACTCGTAGTGATCTCGGTTCGAGTCAGTTATGTAAATCGTCGGATCTTGCCGATCCCACACTACCAACTGTTTTAGATCTCCAGTGTAGCCCGTGCCTTGCGGGATGACTTCAGACTCGATCACGGGCAAGCCCCACAGCATTTTAGTGCCCATCTGCATAGGGCCGCCAAAGTAGAACTGGCCTTGAGCGCCACGGGCAAGATCGATAGTCTCCCAATCGTATGAGTTGAGCAGGAAGCCGGTTGAGCGCGCCCGGCCTCGGATCATCGCCGCCGTGCGAGCCTTGCGAGTTGTGGTTAGCAATCCGCCCGTGGTGTCTTCCGCGTCTGGCACGAAATCCTGGGTGGTTAAATTCGGAGTGTTCTCTAGACCTGTAAAATGTCCCGTTCCGCCTGGACCTGAAACAATCTCATCCTCTAATGCCAGATCGATGTCCGTGCGCATAAAAGCGGTTATCATTGATTGGAGTTGCGGGGCATCCGCGAGGATCGTGCGCGTTGCCTGCATAATGACAGCGATTGTCTTAACGTGTTCCTGCACAACCTCCAGCGCCATTGCCGCTTTAGGCTTGCGTGCGGCCTCATCTGTATCCGATGTTGCCTCAGGAACAATCTTCGCCGCTCGCGTCAACGAATTAACCCTGACATACTCGATAGCGTTCGATCCGGTTTGCAAGATCGTGATCACGTCGCGAATAGAAGGCTGGCGTAAGGGAAGATCAACGGGCCACGGACCGTAATCTCGACGAACAAGCGCACCGCCAGCAGAGGTTGGCACGCTCATTACCAAGTCTTTGAATGATAAATCGCCTAACCCCACTTCCGCCGGTTTAATGTTGGGCGATCTGCCAAACTGATACGAAGCACTTAGTTCCTTACCTTCAGGGGCAATCTGAGCACGCCACGCTTTGAAGTCCGGCGTATTGATCAGCAACTCGCCCATTGTTTTCAGTTCCGGCTCACGGTTGGCATCAGGATTCCCAAAATCGGGACGACCTACGGGCTGTTTAAGGAAATCATCGATTGCTTTCAGACGCTTCTTGCGATCCGCGTACTTGTTCTCTTCGTCAACCTCGGCAACCAACTCCTCGATTCGTTTCCAGCGAGTGTCAAGCTCGGCTTTTTGCTCAGTAGTAGGATCTTCGTCTCCTTGCTTTGTCCAAAAAGCCTGCTCTGCATCTTTCAGTTCTTTGAGTTCCTGTGTGGCTGTCTTTTTCTCTCCTGCCATGTGTGCTCCTTGAATCCTTTAGGGCTACGCCAGCGCCCGCATAGCGAGGCTCTGCATGCGTAGCGATTGAGTCCTTAGCGTGTCCACGGTGATCTCTTTTTCCTTAGGCTTCGGCTCGCTCATAGCCAGTAGCGCGTCGAGATCTCCCATGAGTGCCGTGAGAGAGTCTTTGCACTTCTGTACCGTGGCGCGATTTGAAGTGGAGAGAACACGGCCCTCTTTGACGCGGGCCTCGTGGTTACGCTGCATATTTTCGATAAACTTCTTCAATGCAGCGGGTGCCGCTTTATCGAAGGACTCAAAGGATTCGGATGCCGTAATCTCCTTGAGGTAAAACTCATCATCAGAACTGTTTAGAAACTCTTCAATCTGCGCGGTAACTAGCGGGATCATTGTGGGCGGATATTCGTTGAACGCTTCCGCGACTTTCGCCTTCCAGTCCATTACCACACCAGTTACGTTTGCGTCTTTAGCTGTCTTAGCAATCTTGCGAACTACGCGGCGCAGGGCAGATTCAATCTCCCATGTCGAAGGAGTCGTTTGGGCCATCTCTTCAGCGAGCATGCCTTTGGATTCACCGTTGCTCGACTTCACCGCCGTCGCCATTGCTAACTTATTCATCGGCGCAGTGACGATTGAGTCTTCAATCACTTCGCCCTTTTTCAGGATGCGGATGCGGTCGAACTTCTGCGCCTTGAGAAGATTTGCCTGTAGCCGCTCGGGCTTGATGTAGAGAGGCAACTGCTCCTTGTAGTCCTTGGCCTCGACGTAAGACTTGTCTGAGACTGAATAGCCAAACGAGAAGCCAACACGCTTCCCAGCTTTCTTGCGCTCAACCGCCTTAGTACGAACTGCCTGCGCATCAGAGGTAGAGTGGAACTCAGAGTCAACGAAAAAGCCGTGATCATCTTCCTTCGCTTCCATCGGATAACCAACCGCTTTATCGAAGTTCCAATCATGTGAGTGAGCCGTGAAGCCTGCCTCCAGGTATTCGGTTATGCAGTCTTTGAAAAAACCGGGAACGATGAGATCCCCGCCCTCGTCAATTTCATTAAAGACAGCTCGATAGCCGGAGATATGACCCGGACCTTCATCTGTGACTGTCAGGTCTTTAAGGTCGATGAACTTGCGCTCAATTTGCATGGTTGAACCCAAATAGAAAGCCCGCCAATGATCCTCTTTCGAAAACCACGGCGGGCAGGTCGTCATCACAGGCTGACGCTTAACTCGCTAATTCATTTTCAAACTAAATTTCCCTTTAGGCCAGCTTTCGGCCTAGCTCTTTTACGCGATCAAACAGATGGTACAACTGTCGCTCAATCTTCTGTAATTCCTGCTTGGTGCTTTGCGAAGACGTATCCGGTTTGACTAAGGGAATGCTCTGCGTGTTCAGCAAGGCTGATTCGGGTTTAGGGGACTCTCGGCTCATTCCGTGCGGAGTTTAGCACAGTTTGGTTGAACATTTGCAAGGAGAATTCTATTGGAGGGGCTCAACTTCAATGGTTTCATACAGGATTGAGGTACGGCAGTATATCATCCGGAACTCGGCGGTGGCGGAATCTACGGCTCGGCAACAGTGAAGGCGGCTGACTGCTTCGGTGATCGGTTCAGCGGTAATAATCTCCCAGCCGCGTAGGTCGTCCAACGATTCCGCTGTCCAATATTCGTGACCATCAATGCGATCAACTCTCATTCATGTAACCACTTCCGTGCCAGTTCCCGCATCTTTGCCGGACAATGCGCTCGCGGCATCAGGTTCCCGCAGTACTCGCAGAGCATGAGGTTGTAGCTGATATTGAATGCTCGTCCACTAAGAAAGCCTTTCCCGTCGTCAGGATGTTGTCCGCGCCCACTATCGGTCTGCCGCGTCATGTGACAAGCCAGTTGCGACTCAGGCAGGTTATTGGCCCGGACGAGTTCAAGGATCGCGGCGTGTTCGTGCTTTGGTAATGGCTCAAGGGCGTTCACTGCTCACCTTCTAAAATTACCGCAGCGGACAACACTTCATCCTCACCAAAGCCTGGGGTTCCCGGAGACTGATATGTATAACGAATAATCTCCGGCAGCCTATTCACAGATCCAAAGCAGATCTTTAGTGGGCCAACATGCAGCGTCCAGCCGAATACTTTCTGCTCCAGTCCCTCATAACCAACTGACCATCCGTGCCATGTGATGAACTTATGAGAAGTGTTGCGTTGCCACCGTAAAAAGACAGGCCAGTAGAGGTAACGTTTATATGCCCGCCACTTATGATCACAGAGGGAACAGTTGTAATTCCCCGAACCATCAGAGCCGATGTACTTCGACATATCCATCAATCGACGGTTGTAATCCTCAAAGGTTAGTACGACTTCTTTAACTATAACATTCATTAAGACCTCCAATCGATCACCTTCCAATCCGATCCATAAATATCATCCGCCGTAATCCGCGTGTGCGCTTTCCCAAACCACGGTCTCGGCGCCACCACTCGCTTGTCTGGTGCATCACTCAGCACTGCGGCCATCGCGGAGTAGCTGGAGTTGGCGATGATGAAGTGGCGGCAGCGCTTCATCAACTTGAAATCTTCCAGATAATCCCGCCCTTCGGAGTACTCCACACTTGGCCCAAACATCTGCTTCGCCCCGACAATGTCATCACTGAAAACAAGAAACTTAGCGCCGGGAAACTCGGCCATTGCGGGACGATAGTAGTCCATCGTCAGTCGCGGGTGGTATCCATCTCCGTCAGTGTAATCCCCCGCCCGCCAGTGGATGGCTACGTAATCGTTCTGTGGTGGTTCGTCTTTCATGCGCAAGTACCATCGGATTTCGTCCAGTGCATGCGAGAAATACTTTTCGGATTGAAAATGTCCCTTGAGACTTACACTCTCAGTTAGATCAACGTCGTGAAATCCCCAATCGACCCAGCGCTCGGGTAATGGTGGACCGGAATAAAGCGGCAACGGATTGGCAAAATGCTCGTAAACGTTGACGCCTTCGCTTGAGCCAAACCGATCCCGATGGTCGTGATTGATCCACGGCGGGAAGGCGAAGTCCGCATTGTTGCGACGGGCTACGCCAATCGTCCCGGCCACCTGGTAAGCGCCGTTGCAAAATCGGCCCATTAGCCCGAGGCTGGCAAATGTCACTATCATAATTCGTGCTGCTTATCCCGCATCGCAGGCAACTCGCTTGACCTTGATCCAGACTCTCCCACTCGTGCGCGGTACCAGTCGAAGGTTGAACGAAGCCCGTCATGGAGAGAGATTTTAGCATGCCAGCCGAGGGAGTTGATGCGAGAACTATCTACCAGCTTGCGAGGTGGACCGTCAGGCTTTGAGGTATCGAGCCTGATATCGCCTCGGTAGCCGACTACTTCAGCAACCATGTGGGCTAGGTCAAGGATCGTTATCTCTTGCCCCGAGCCTACGTTAATCGGTTCCGCTTCATTGTACTCAGCCATCAGCATTATCAACGCATCAGCCAGATCGTCAACGTGCAAGAATTCGCGCTTCGCCCTCCCCGATCCCCACACCGTAACCGACCTGTCGTCACTCAACGCGGCGCGGTAGAGCCTCGACATCAGCGACGGAATTACATGCGCGTCAACTGAATCGAAGTGATCGTTTGGGCCATAGAGGTTGGTAGGCATCGCGGCAATGGCGTTGAAGCCGTATTGCTTGCGATAGGCTTGACAGAGCTTTAGTCCGGCAATCTTCGCTATGGCGTAGTATTCGTTCGTCGGCTCCAGTGGGCCGGTGAGTAGCGCGTCTGCTCGCATGGGTTGTTGCGCGTCACGCGGGTAGATGCAGGAGGACCCCAGGAAGAGAAGCTTACGTGCACCACAGGTCCACGCGGCGTCGATTACATTCGCCTGGATTAGTAAGTTATCGCGGATGAAGTCGGCTGGATAGGTTGAGTTAGCATCGATGCCGCCAACCTTTGCTGCCGCAAGATAAACATATTCAGGCTCAAGCGAGGCAAAGACATGATCGACCATTACTTGATCTGTCAGATTACCGCGCATCGTCAGCGCATCAGGAATCCGCCGCAGTAACGCGCTGCCTACGAGTCCGGTGTGGCCGGCGATGTAAGTGGTGCTCATCAACTTTCCCTTGCCTCAACCTCACTATAATCATGCAAATGGATGACGGGTGGTCGATGCGGATGAGGACGCAAACCCGCTTGACACGCCTGCCACTCAAACTCACTGTCGAGCCGAGACCAATGATGGCCGATACGAGACCATACGTCAGGTAAGCGCCGGATTAGCTCAGCAGAGAACTTAGTACAGCCAAATGAGTGATAGATACCAATACCACGCTGATCGTAAGAATTTGCGCACCATAAGCCGGGACATTGCCATAACTCCTCCAGTGCCCCCGGCCACGGGAGAATGTCATGCTCAACCAGAATGAACGTCTCACCCTTTTGCCATAGATCGTTAAGCAGGTTCCAATAGGCATCAGACGAGGCACTAACATCGATATAGGTTGGGGCGTGACCGTAACGTGAGAGTAGTTGCGGGAGCAGCGGATGCAGTTGAACGTAGGGGATAATGATGTTCACTGGGGCCTAGCGATAACGCTCGCACTCCTTGCATTCAAAGCTCAGCCGGTAAAAGGCTAGGGCTAGATGGTAGATACAGATCTTGGTCCAGAATTCCGCTTCTGGCATGAGATAGAAGAACGCATGACGTTCCGCTACTTTCGCAAACACGGCGGCGTAATACATGTGGTATTTGGAATCCGTCATGCGACTTTTGAACTCGCCCTCAAGAAGATTACCGCCGTGCTCTTTCATTAACTCTTCACAAAGTAGAGCACGCGACACCACGCATTGTGAAATATGATAATTAGTCGATTACCCTGACCTGAAATGTGTCTCACTGCAACCAACTCCGATTGAAATACAACTCCCACTCCAGTAAGGGATGTGGCTCGCATTCAGGGAAGAGATGACCGTAGTCCTGCCTTACGAGCACGAGGTTTCCAGTATGACATAGCACGAAATAGCCACGCTCCAGCGCTGCTACTGTCATGGCCCAATACCCTACGCCGCCATCCGAGTTAACGCGTTCACTTGGGGGCTCAATGCTGGAATCGATTTCCACGATGACGATCTTGGGGCGAGCTTTGAGACCACGGAAGATCTCGAAGTCGTGCCCGTCCGTGTCGATTGAGAGCAGGTCGCAGCGGTCGTCAACAAAGGCGTTCACGTTGCGCCCGTCAACGCGCGAGCACTGGGCGCGCACTAGCGGGTTGTGCTTCCAGTTCTCTTTGCATTTGAGATAGAGGCCGTAGTCGGCTTCAACGAATAAACCGCTCCAGCCTTGCTCGATTAAATTAGCAGTGTTGCTCATCCAGCGCCCGTCGTTTCCGCCGATTTCAACTGCGTGATCATGTGTGGGATTGATTCGCATGAAGGCTTCCCACAAAATTCCATCCTCGCCGTTCTGACTGTGGATGTTCTTTGCGTATTTGTGTAAGAAGCTAAGCATTTTGGTTGCTACCAGTGCCAGCCGTAACGCGTGCCGCGATAGTGGCACACAGGCGTGAATACCCGAAAGAGGAAAAGGTAAGTTAGCCTCCGTATCTCCCGATTTTGCAGCCCGAGGGCCTTGAGCTTTAGCCCGTGGCCCAATTTATCAAGCGCTACAACTAATCGCTCAATCATACCGCGTTAACCCCATTCATGTCGCCCTCCATTCATGGTTACGTCTGCGATGGTGCGAAAAGAGCACGGGATAATTGTCTCCCGCATACTCTGGTAACTTTTCGTAAACAAACTCAGGCGAACCACCACGATTATATACACTAGGCCACCAATGAAGACGTAAACCTTCCCTGTATGCCAACGTAGTTAAGATTGCCTGATCGTGTCGGTTCTCTCTGAACTCAGGATGATTAGGTGCTCGGCTGGGTGAATCATCTATCAATCTCCCACCTTCAAACAGACACCACTTCAACCATTCAGCAACAAACTGTCTCGAGTAATCAGAGACACGAAAGAAGATTACCGAGGCTTGGCACTGCTTGCCGAAGCGTTCCCACGTAACGGCCATGTCTGAGTGGTATTCCAAATTGGGTTCCCAGAACTTCGACGGCCAAATCTCTTGAACCACATCCCGTTTACACCACGCGTAATGCGGCCAGTTATTACCGAATAGAAAGATGTCCTGATCCATGCGATCGATGACGTAGTTGACGTTGTTGATGAACTCGACTCCGGCGTCTGAGTAGATGAGAATATCACCATCAACCAGCGGCTTTAGAAAATTACCCTCCGGTAGGTTCATGCGATTAAGAATCGTAGCGGGCTTCCACTTCCAAAAGCCATAACCGCGCTCGGTACTTGGTCCAGCGGGCACCACGATCGATGTGCCACTTACGCCGTGCATCTTTGCGCTTTCCACGCAGAGATTAGCCGAGCGTAGGTATTCGGGACTCGCGAATGTAACAAGATGAACTGTCATCTCCCCGATTACGCAGGACTGCATCCGCCTGCTCGCCCGTGCAGTCCAGCCGCATGGCCTGCGTGAAGTGATTTCTGTCCACTGAAACGCTCACAACAATACGTTGCGGTTGTGGCCGGACGGGTTCCGTTGCTTTGATACCTACGGCAACGGCGGCTAAGCCCGTAACGCTGTGAGTCAATAACTTCATTAAGTCTCTTCTGCTTATCATTCGTGACCGCTCCACGCTCGTTCAGCAAACGCCTCTGCCACGTCGCCTTCCTGTCTCTCAGTAAAATGCTCGTCCTTCTCGCGTAAGGTGATTACGATAGGCTTACCGCGCTCGTTTGTTACCTCAAGTTCAAACATTTCGACAAGGTAATCCGCTCGTATCAGCAGCGGTTCGCCTTCGGTCTCGAAGTCTTGCATAGTAAAGGTCTGATATTCTTCCCTCATATTAGCCTCGCATCCGACATCTGAAAGATTTCCGTATAATCATCTTCCCTCTGCCAAATAGAACTCCAGCGCGGTCTCTGCCACGCCACCATCGGCGCGACACAATACGCGTTCAACTCCGGCAGTCTCGTTGACAGCCACGTATCAAACATGATCTCAGAGAACGCAGGCTGCTTGGCTAAAAGCTCGTAAACGCACTTACGATTATACCCGATTGCATGCGTGGTCCAGGCTGCTTTCACTCTCCACAGATGCTCGCTATGACGCTCGGGCTCAGGCTCGCCATTGCCCCAGCAAACTAAATTCGCGCCTAGATAAACAATATCCCAGTCGTCAGGTAGTTCACCTAACGCTTGCTCCAAATGGCCTAGATCGCGAAACACGCAATCGTCTTCAAGGTGCAGCAACGTCCGTGCATCTGACAGGTAGAATTGACACAGGATCTCTCGCTCAGACTTATTGAACGACTGGTGCGGGCCAATGTCGGGGAGAGATTGGAACTTCTCGACTTCGAGGCCGACGCGCTGGAATTCAGTCCACGCCTGCGCCCACTCGCTGTCGAGAGTTGTCAGGCAGATGCGACGCTGGAAGAATTGCCAATCGGTATTCATTGCAGCCAATTCACCGTTACAGCCATGAGCGCAATCATTCCCGTTAATAAGATTACCGCAGCAACTCCCATCGCCAGGAACAATAGCCACATAGACAGACACCATCTAACTACAAAAACTGGCCTGCCGCATTCGCATAAGTCATCGCCCATTTCAATCTCCCTAGACCACCACCCCACAGTCTATTTGCCCCCAGAAGCACAGATCGCCTGACCCGTGCCGACCGTCGAGGGCGGTGGTCTAAGCTCGCTTAATCGCTTACCTGGTCGGGAGGTTACAACCAGAATAGTTGCATAGCATAATACAGGCATTGTAGTCAGTGATGTTCTCTGCGTGTTGATAACAGTCAGACTCACAAGCGATGCAGTATCCCGTTTGCGGTATCGGATCTGCTCCAGAGGTTGATGCTGGCTGCCATAAAAAACTGCCACATACAAGAACTGCGACTACAGAGAGTTGGATCAGTCTACGTTTCATTCGTCAGATCTCCTTTTCTGGTTAAGTAAAATGTTTTGAGACAACTTTGTTGCTGGTGCGTGAGCCCGCTAGCGCGTTCTCCAGGTCACGAACCTCGATGATAATAGCCATAACAAAGAAGAAGCCCGCCGCGCCAAGCATGGGCCAGACGCGAAAGCCAATGGCCGCCGCTGTAAGAATTCCGCCGCTGACTGCCGCTAATGCGCTCATTTATTTCGCTCCTTACTGCTGCCGTTGACAATCGGCTTCTCAAACAGCCAGCGCATCAACTTTATCATCGTCACGGCATCCATGATCTCGCCGCGCTCAATGCGTGAGATCGTGCCATGCGAGACGCCTACTTCCTGCGCTAGTTCGCGAATACCTACATCGCGCTTTTGCCGCCAGCTTCGCAAGACTTCGCCAATCTTCATGCGGCTAACTTAGCATGCCCTGTCTAAGCCGTCAAACATTTTCTCTTTGCGCTGCCGCCAAGGGGGATTTGCTGGGATATGAGGCATGAGCAATGCCGACGCTAATGAACAGTATTTTACCGAGGAGCGCAAGCGGTTAGTTGAACGCATTTGCGAAACTGTAAAATCTATGCGCGGTCCTTCGCTGCGCAAAGTTGACGTTATCGGAATGATAGAACAGGCAGCGCGCCACTTTGAAAAGGGAGACTTACGACAATGACGAACGCTGAGTTGTACTACCACCTACGCAAGAGCTGGGTGAGACGGTTGCTGGATTGGATTGTGGGATGAACCAAGAAGAACAGCTCCGGGAGTTCATTGGCACTGACCCGCCGATACTGAATAACATCGCGGATTTAAGTGAGGCGCTGTATTCAATTTCTGAACTGGGCATGTGGCCGGACGCCGTTGATTCCGTAAGCCCGGAACAGGCAATTCTTTGTTGGCGACTAATAGAGCGTCTTTCATCAGACAGGCTTCCCGATGAACTCCGCATGTAACACTTTCACTGATTAATCCAGACGTGAAAACACCTACACCAGTCCCCGCCCGCGCAGTCAGGATTCGGCGCTGGTTGTAAGTCGTCTTCATTACCGGCACTCTGACCGTCTTCCGCTGCGCAGGGCTCGCAAACGTTCTGATCGAGTAAGGCTGAATACTCCACTCGCTCCCACTCATCCGATCGCGCCTCGGCTTCATCACTACGCCCAATGTTGATAACTCGATTGGCTAATCCCCGTGAAGCACGGTCGATGTACGCTACCGAGCCGGTGCTGAGTTCGTTGGCGACGGTGGTAATGAGGTTGATTCCCGATTGACCTAGCAGCGCGTGTCTTGCGGCAGCATCGATAAGACGAGACTGTACATCGTTGGTGACGCGGCTAGTCGTAAGGTCAACGAGATCGTCCAGTTCATCAAAATCACCATCATCAATAACCGCGGCCTTCGTATTCAATTCAGCAGCAACCAGCATCCGGCCCTGATGATGAACACTAACAAGCTTGTCACTCAGATCGGTCCTTAACTCGCCCGGCGCTTGCAATACCAGCTCGTGATAACTCGCGGGCTTTAACTTCTTGATGCGCCGCAATCCATCAGTGATGAGATCTGCGCGCAGTCGTAGCAACACAGTCCCGATAGATTCTTTGGCTGACTCCTGTGCGCCGTGAATTCCCTTGACTGCGATCTTCTCGTGCTCTTTAGGTTCGCGAGAGAGAGTCAATCCCTCCCATTCGAAGGATTTCTTCTCGAGATGATTTAGACCGAGATGTGTATAGAACGCGGTTGCCTTTTCTTCGCCGTGTTCTGTGATGCACTTCTGCCAGAAAGAGGCGTGACGCGCCGCTACGAGCGCATCTATTCTGAGTTTGAGGATCTTTTGTTGAAGGCTCATATTCAGTCCATTACAACGCCATCTAGGTTGGTTTCTCCGATTACTCCCGCCGCGATTGCGTCACGGATAAACTGATCGGGACGATTACCCGTCACGGCAAAATGCTTCTTTTCCAGCGCATCAATCAGGACGGAAGCCGAAGCGCCCTTCAAACTCCGCGAGCGGCATTTTGATCACATCTTCCACCGTCGGATCGTCCATCTCCTTATGCTCTCTTTCTCATGGCATACTCACCGCCGAGGTTTTCTCTCAACGTAAGGATTTTTGCCGTCCCTTTTGTCGCGTGCCGAATCTCGCCGTTCGGTAATATCCTGATAGTTTGATCATCGTCCCATGAATTCTCTTTATTCAAGAGCGTTTCGATCTCAGCAATGGTTAGCCGTTTTTCCGTGGTTGCATCATCCGCCATTAGCCGTTACCTCCATATTGATGCGTCCGCACGCCCGACACTGTTCGCCCTCTGTGATACAGCCACGACATAACATGCAGGCATCGTCGTTGCCGCAATGAAATTGTCCGCGATGTTTGCCGTTTATTGGCTTTTCTCCCACGCTGCACATTGAACATTTACCGTGCTTTAGATGCCAGCGCTCCCGCGCAACCGCGACTGCTTTACCGAGCGCCGTTTCCGGCAGAATGATCTCGTTCACTTCGGAAGCTCAAACCCTTTCATCTGTGCTTCCAGCCCTTCAAATAGCCTCTCAATGTCCAGTAGCTTAGCTAGTGCTTCTTGATCCACCGGCGTAGTCAGCGGCGTTTCCTCAGGCGGCTTGGTTGCCATCTCAATCAATCGCTCCGGTGACATTGGAGAGGCTATACCCGGCACCATGCGGATGTCTCCGAGGGGTGCGCCGAGAGTTTTTTTACCGATTGCGGTGTAAAACTGGTCAATCGTGCTTGCGCCGGAGCGAAAAACTTCCGATTCGCGCTTGACCAAGGCGTCTTTGTCTTCTTCCAACACGCGGACGTTCGTTGTATCAAACCAGAATTGATCATCTTCAGTTAAGTCCGAGAATTCCGGCTTAAGCTGCCAGTTGATCTCTTCTTCCCAAACGCTTTGAATGGGGATAATTACTTCTTCATAGCCCTGTTGACGCGCCTGCTCAGAAGATGCATAAGAAGTGCCATTCTGCAAGCCTACGAGCAGTCCCAGTGTCGGGGCAGGAATTTGTAAGACGGCTGCTACCCGTGACTCGGGAATAAGCCTAAGCGCTGATAAATCCAACTCCTGCGGGCTAAACCCTATTTTCTCAAAATCAATCGGCTCGCTCAGCACGATCGGCTCCCCGGCCCGATCGCCTGTCGTCTTCCGCATCCAGCCCTCTTTCATCGCCGCGGCCTTCGTCGCGTCAACCCGCACTTCCTTATCCTTGGGCGAGATCACTGGTACCTGAATGCCCATGTTTTTCATGATCGCGGCAGTGAACTGTGCCATCTTGTCGTCGCCGTAGAGTTCCTTGACGAGCGGGGCAAAGGGTTGGCGAGTGCGTCGATCCTCGCCTAAAGGACCGCGTTTAAGGTGAAGTATATCAGGCGCCGGCCATAGCACTGGAGCCTTACCAGGGACATCAAACTGATAGTGCGAGAGGAATGAATCTAGAGATGTTTCACGTGGAACCTCGGGTGAGCCTCCGTCCCCCGGCCATCGCGGGCGGATTAGGTAGTGGGGAATATGCCACAGTTCGATTAGCTGCCCGCCTACGTCGCGAACCTTCTTGAACCTGACCCCACCGTCGATCCACCAGTCGATTGAGGCTGCCTGCGAGTAGTTGGCCCAGATGTGGTGCTTGTTGGGGCGCCGGACGAGTTGCGCGAGAGGGTGGTTGGGGTCGATCTGCGTGTCGCCGTCTTCATTGGTACGTCGGATGACGGGTTTAGCCTCGGGCAGCCGCGTGCCGGTGTAGTTGAACACGCAGGCGACAAGGGAGTGACCGTCGAGATTGCCTACTTCGCGCTTATAATCAACGGTTGCAGGTGGGTTCCAATGATTCCAACGGAAACGATAGTCGGGGAAGTTATCGTACGTGTTGGCCTGAGCGAAGTCCGGAGCTGGAGAGGCAGCTTTCTGCTCGGTTAAAGCACGATAAGCTTTGGAGATACGGTTGATGAGACTGAATTCAGCCATTTAGAACATTTCTAGATCTCGAGAAGCCTGCGCTAGACCTAACTCCGTCATTGCCCAAACCAACGCATCCATTCTGTTTGGGCTTGGATCTCCCGGCGTCCACAGACACATTTCATCCTCTAACTGTGGGAATGAACCAACGTGATGTGCCCTGCCATGTTCGTAAACGCTGGCAATCGGCTCTGCTCGCGTCTGCTTTCCCCGCGAGGCGTGCACTAATTTAACACGGATGGTTGGATCTACAGTGGAAATTGTTAGCGAGACCATCTCCCCGCCGTTATTGGCCTCGGCTACAATACAGTCAGCCTCATGGCGTCTATAAGCATTAACTGCTGCCGTAGCCCATGTTTTAGGCGAGCCCTGTACGGAGTTATCAGCCAACACGTAGCCAACATTTATCAACTTCCCGGCTGTAACAATACCCGCCTCATCTCCAGTTGATGACGCCGAAGGATCAACGGCTACCACGATTCTATCTAAGTCCGGTCCCATATCAACCCGTAACTGCTCCACTAAATCTCGTTTCCACAATGCTCCGGGTGATTCGTCAATGTCCTCCGCTTTGATTTCCATGCGGTAAGACAGCGCGGTCATGTCGGAGGTAATTTCACTTAGCGCCTCTTCGCTGATGTGCGGGTTGTCGTGCGAGGTGAAGTGAAACGTTGCCCATCTGTCACCCTGCTTAGATCTTACCTCGGCCTTCTTGTAGAGCTTAGCCGCGTGCTGCGGATCGTTTGCCTTGCTAACGCTGCGAGATCTTAAACTCGGTGGCGTGTAGATGAATACAGCATCTCCGTTGTTATCGAGCAGCATCGGAGCGCCCACAACTTCCCACGCTTCCTCGTTCATCAACTGCCACTCATCAAGATAGAGGTCGTCAGCGTAGTCACCGCGTAAGGTATCGGCATTCCACGCCGTTTTCGCCTTAATGCGCTGCTCCGTGCCAACCAACTCTATCGTATGCTCGCTCTCGTTCTTGCGAAACACTCCTGCCTCAATTGGCTCATGAAGCGCACGGCATACCGTCACCCAAAATCGTCCGATTTGCTCCGCTGTGGGGGCCGCGTAGAGTTGTCTCCTGCCTGCGAGGAATCGGTTTACCGCACGTACCGCAACACCGACAGTCTTTCCACCACGCCTGCCGGCGCGGACCACGATGCGTTTAGCGGTACTATCTACGAATTGGGCTTGTTTAGGATGAGGTAAAGGAAGTTTGACGGTAACAGAACGAGCAATCATTTCGGGGTTTCATATACCACGCTGACTTGAATTGGACCGCCGTTGACGCCACTAACCTCCTGACGATCATTCAAGAGCTTATGGTATTTCCCGAGATCTCTTAGCGCTTCGTGGGCACTGTATAGTTCAAACTCTACCTCCTCATAAACGAGGGAAGTTTCTAGCGTCTCACGATCTTTTCCGTCGCCTTCGGTTACTGTATCAATCTGTTTTGAGGTCCGCTTGCTTTTGATCTTCTTGAGCAGCCCTGCCCTTTGCAGCTTTCTTGCGGTCTTCAAATCAAACTTACCGTCTTCGTCAAGGAAGTCTGTTACTTCACCGCGAGCGATCTTAGACAGCCTTGCCAGCACTTCATTGGCTGACATTGCGGCTTCGTTTAACCGTTCCTGTACAATAGATGCTATCTTAGGATTCCTTAGGTTTTCATGGCCTGTCACGCCCAATACGTTATCATTACCCTCATATCCCGCCTCACGAGCCGCTTCCGTGGCGTTGAACCCGTTTGACAAGTAAGCGTTAATGAAAGCTTGTTGTTTTCCGGTGAGTCCTTCCATTGCGGAGTCAGGATACCATACACTCACTCATCGTTCCTGCTCCTGTGGTTGGGCGAGCACCAGCCTCTGCGGAGTTCCACGTCCGTACAGCCACAACTCAGGCGGATGGCCGCAGTTATCTTCATCACAGTATGAGAAACAAGACCAAACCCAATGCGCTACCGATCCGTCTGAGCACTGCCATTGCCGCGACTGACGATTATAGCGCCAGCTACCGCCAACGGCATTAGCAATCGCCTGAGTTGTGGACACTCTCTCACTCATCCTTCATTGCTCCGGTGGCTGGGATTCATTACCGCTGTAACCATGAACGGACGCGGCTTGTGCTCATTCTCCCGCGCTTTTGCCTTATTGCGCTGCCGGATCTCTTCATTGCGGACTAATCGCCGTTCGCGCTTACTGTCAACGTTGTGTTTCGTGCTCATTTCCTGCTCCGGTGTAATTAACCAACTAATCGAATCTCTCGCTCCACTAACGCCGTTGTGCGCCGCTCGCCACTCTCCGTCACGGTGTAATACCAGTCCTGGCCACGCAGGTCTGTGGTGACACGGGTAACTGTCTCCGTATCGAGAATGTCTCCCGCGAGACGATAAACCTTCTGGCCGATTGCATATTTAGCTGTGCTCATTTCGCCTCTCTCCGTGGTCTGCCCGCGTTCTTCACGCTGCGCTCGTTCGGCTGAAACTTATCCAGCTCACTGCGCTTGATACCAACTACCGCGACGTTAGTCGAAGTCGCCTTTAACTTCCCGGTTTCAATGGCGATGTAAATCGCCTGTCGCGATACGCCTTTGATTTCCGCGGCTTCTGTCACTGTTAGTATCTCGCTCATTTCCCGGATAAGTTACATGCTTAAAAATAATTTGTCAACAGGTAAAATAAGTCATTGACAGGTGTCAAATTGTCGAGTATAGTCCCTCTCACGATGACAACGAACGACACAACGCGAGGAGATAAGACGATGACGAAACCATTGAGTAACCCTACATACAACCGCGCGGTCAGATGGATCGCTTACAACGACAACGACGCCGAACTAGACCAAGCGGCGATTGAGGAATACGTAACCGTGGCGCTCGTAGCCGATCTATTTGGCAAGGAAACCACGCAAGTCGCTAAAGACGTATTCAACGTTCGGAAAACTGAGCTCTAGCCGCTCTCTCGTCTTAACGAAAGGGGAGTTGACGATAGTGGACAACGAAACAATTACACTTCAAACAGGCGATTTCATCGCGAAGGGAGTCTGGATCTGGCATGGAACCAAGACCGTTGCAATCGCAGATAGTCCAGTTATCGCTATGCAGATTGCGTCGGACTTGAACATCGTGCCGTTACTCGTAGCGGCGCTTAAGGAAGCCCTCTTTGAAGCCGAAATCTCAACTCTGCTCTGGCACCAATCGCGAGGATTTGTCGGCACCGTAGAGGACGCTTACGACAAGGGACTGATGCCGCCTGCGTTTGTACGCGCTCGCGCCGCCCTTGCCGCCGTGGGCCGAGAGGGAGAGGAGCGCAAGTGAATTATCGTGAAATGTACCAAGCACTGCCACCTAAAGCCCAACGGGCTATTAGACAGTTGATGCGGGCTATTCTGGAGTGCGATACGCGACATCCAGTAGTGCGAAATCAGACCTGTACTTCGAGCCTGGAAACTGGAATAGCGAAGATTTTGCAATGTACCGGGGAAATCAAAAAGTCAGACGAGGAGAGCCGCGCTCCTACTGGATACCTGCGTTCTGCTCCGTATGTCTACGAGGAGGACTTACGACAATGATCCACCACTTCCCCAAACCACTCAGGCTGACCATCGACGATCAGATTGAGACTCGCATCTATCAGGCTAAGCAATCAATGAGGTTTCCCTGCGATGAGGAGACGACAGCAAAGTTGAAGCGGATGATCACGCTGGACGCGAGTGCGAAGATCCCGTGGTGGAGACGGTTGCTGAGATGGCTGGAGAGAATCAAATGAAGTGCCCTTACTGCAATCACGACGCAGAGCTTGTCACCGGAGCAGTAGTCTATCCGCGCTTGCCGTGGTTACATGAGAAGTTGTTCTATTCCTGTTTACCTTGCAACGCTTACGTCGGCTGTCACGATGGCACCGTACGCCCACTGGGCCGACTGGCAAATGCCGAGCTACGCGCTGTCAGGATGGCCGCACATGCTGCCCTTGATCCGATCTGGAAGTCACGCCAGTTAACTCGCACCGCTGCTTTACCGCTGGCTGGCAAGGGAGCTGCGAGTCGGGATAACGGATTGCCACGGTGAAATGCAAGCCCTGCAACGGGACTGGCCGCATTCCAGATCGACGCGCAATAGGGAAGAGATTCAACGCGATGCGTCGAGACGCGAGGTTAACGTTGAGAGCGGTAGCGGTGAAAATGGGCATCAGCGTTAGCTACCTGAGTGATATGGAGCAGGGGCGCAAAAACTGGAGCCGAGAGAGAGTCCGACAGTTTGAGGACGTGGTTAGACCAAAGAATGGAGCGAAGAAATGAGCGAACCGATTAAGCAGATGCACAGAGACATCGAGATCATACTGCTCGAAGATGAAAACGTCTGGCAGTTCACCGTCAACGGACGCCAGCGTAAAGCGCCAACATTACCAAAGGCGCGCGAGTATATTGACAACGCGCTGGATCGGATTGAGACAAAGAAGGAAAAGCCGTGGGAGCCGATTGATGCTTACTTTCCTTGATTCGTATCCGAACTCGTTGGGTAATCTGCAAAAGGGGAAAATTACATCTGTCGCCGGGAGAGACTACCGAGGCCGCGATGAGGTGTGGTTTTCATCTGACAAGGCCGGACGCCGCAAGGTATCCATAGCCTCAATGGTAGCTGTGTCTGACAGTAACAATGTGATTCTTGCGCGATTGAAGGAAAACGAAAAAGAGCAAGACAGACTGGCCGAGGCTTTCAGGCGCGACGCTCGGCTACTATTGCGAGTGGAGTTACCAAAGAATGGCGACGGCGAGTAATCGCACTTCCCCCGCGTCAGGAACCGAGTTGAGGGAGGAGAGGTTGAGCGATGGCAAGTGTATTTGCAATAAAGTTGACCGAGGCCGGGCTAGGCGCAAAAGACGGTCTGATTCAAGACGTACTCGACGATCAGCTTATGGTTGTGCGTCAAGCGCTTAACGGGCTAGTTCGCTACTACCTATCGACCGGACCATGCTGGTGTCCTTCACGGATGAATACATACGATGAGTGGTACACGCCGGGAGAGCACGGCGAAGACTGCGACCGAGCGCGAACTCTGTACGAGCAGTTAAAAATTGAAGAGGCAGCATCAGTTGAAAAGGAGCTCTAGAAATGAACTGGTCAGACGATGCGCAGGCAGGGGCGAATAGTGGCCGCTGAGCTACGTCGCAGAGTTGATCGGCTGATGGCTACGACCACCACCAAGGAGCACGAAGGATGAGCAGGAAGAAATCTATCACAGCTAAAAGCACGGCAGATGAGCTAGACAGCGGCGAATACCCGAAGCGATTTGAGATCGTCGTTGACCGTCATCCCGAAGATCCGACGAAGGTACTGGTTACACGCACTTGTGACAATATGAGTGGATTTGAACTCTACGGATTATTGCAAGTGGTATTGCGGGCCGTGGAAATGCAGATCACGTTCCCTGAGATTCGACGCTCTGATGGCTACAGACTAGAACGAGAGGAGTAGATGGCCCATGACCACTGAAATACACGACAGTACCACCTGCAACTGCGAAATGTGCCGATTTGCCAATACCGTAGAGGTACCTCAGGAGTCGCGAGGGGTATCCGACGCCATCTCCGAGGCTGAAAGCGTCTCCAGCGGCGATTCCGAGGCCGTAGCAGGGCAATGCCACGAGTGCGGTGACGGCTCAAACGAACAGGAAACGGAGCAGTTGATTGCTCGTACCCACGCCGCGATGGCTGAGGACTGCGACTGCCCGCAGCATCGGACCGGAACTGCCAAGATCGATCCCGCGGTCCTGGAACGTATCTCCGCGGCCATTACGCGAGACCAGACTTTCGCTTCCGAGGATCGTCTACGCAATCGTGGCTATGAAAAGCGGGCCTGCGGCAAGTGTAACGGGTACGGGCAGTTCGGGTCGGTCCAGTGCTGGCACTGCGATGGTTTAGGCTATCGGTGGATACAGCCAATAACGAAAGGTCCATGCAGATGACTGACAAGCAACAACCACCAATAGTACCGGAGCGCCCGCGAGTAAAAAAGGTTCCGATGACCTCGACATGGAGTTGCCCCGATTGCAATTACCAGAATGTCTACAGGGAGGGGATTGTTAGCGATCCGCAGAACAGGTGTGGCGCTTGCGGAAAAGAAGTAACAGTCGGCGCGATAAGATCCACGGACGCTCGCGTCCAGCTAGTAGACGATGCGCGGCTGAATCAGATTCGTTGGCGAGCAGGGATTGACGGTTATCGCAAGCTGACGTCACAGGATGGCAATACGTCGCTGGCGCTGGTGCAAGCGCGTGCCGATGTCATGGAGCTGCTTTCCCTGCTCCCTCAACTCTCCAGTAGTGAGCCACATCGTGAGCAACGGACTTACCGAGATCGTTGGTGCGACCAATGCAAAGTTACGCACCGCTATTTCACCGGATGGACGCGTGAAGGGAATCAAGATGATCAGATGCCTAACCTGTAACCCGAGCAGTATCGCCTGTCTGAAACACTGCCCGAGATGGATACTGAACCTGATGCCGCCGCGCAAGCGCCAAGCTCTTCTGAGGAGACGGGCGAGGTTGAAGAGAAAGCGAGTAACCAGGGAGGGGGTGCTATGGCGATAGTTCCCGCAACCGTCTCCAGTAGTGAGCGCCGCTGTGGATTCTGTAACAAGTCGCAGTACGAAGTCAGCGCCTTGATTCAGGCTGCCGTGGGTTATATATGCAACGAATGCATAAAGACTTGCAGCGAAATCATTCAACGCGCCTTGCCGTCCGCTAATGCAACTCCTGAGCGCCGCTGTGGAGAGTGTGGGCATGATGGTAGGTTCTTCAAGAACGGGAGATGCCACGCAACCGCTGAGTGAGATCCGGCCCAATGTAAGGACAATCTGCGCTTGCAAGTGCGTGGTTCCAGCCGCTGGCGCAGGCGAGAACGCCACTCCAACGCCTGCTAAGGGTGAAGAAGCTGAGACTGTGAACGGATCTGAAGACTCATGGATGACGTTGTAATCACTCGCTAAGGGAGAGGGGGGAGAATGGCTGAACCGCAACTAAACGGCTGTGTTCAATTTCTAATCGTGGCTAACCCGCAGGAGATGCGGCACTGGCCCGCACGTCGAATAGCTCAGTTCTTCAACGGTGTGGCTCAGATAGTTCGAATGGCAGGGAAGAATGCGCAGTTCGAAATCATGGACACTACCCCACTCACCGCTCGGAAGGAGAAAGAGGGAGAGAGATTGCCATGAAGGAAAACAACGACTATACAGATCTGCAACGGGCAGTGATCGAGTCCAATGAGGATATGGCCCGACTGGATCGAAATACATTACAGCCTGCGCCTGATGACGGTATCGACGAGATCGATCTGGACTTCGACTCGCTGCCACCACGTACTGCATTCTGGACTGGAGCCGCCGGAACCGGCAAGACCTACCAAGCACGCACGCTGATAGCTGAAAACCCGTCTGAGGGGCTGCTATGCGCAACTACCGGGATTGCAGGGGTGAACCTTGGCACGGTGACGATTAACTCTCAGCTCCGGTACTTCGACACTGACTCGATGGTTAACGCTTTTGTGAGCGGCCGACTGGTCACTCGACTGGCAAAGATCGCGCAGAGTTACCGCAATTTGTATATCGATGAAGTCTCAATGATGCCAGCGGAGCAGTTGGATACGTTGTACCAAGCTGTGCGCGAGGCGAATCAACGGAAGTCGGTGACGAAAGGGAGGAATCCGGAAGGGCTGGGGATCGTCTTAATCGGGGACATATGTCAACTCCCGCCCATCAAAGCGCGGCGGATCTTCGAAGCTGATTGCTGGAGTGAGTTCGACGCAGGGACGCAGACGCTCACAAAGAACTGGCGGCAAGGCAATGGGGCCTTCCTCGACGCAATCAACGCTCTTAGGGCCGGAGAAGGCGAAAGAGGGGCATCCCTACTCGCCTCGACAGTGGCGGAATTCTCTTCCGCACTCGACCTCCACTTTCCCGGTACGACGGTGATGGCAAAGAATGACGAGGTTGACAGGTTCAACTGGCAGGCGTTGCAGCGGGTGAGAGGCGAGAAGTTCACCGTGAACTCAAAGCGCTGGCACGTGGCGAAACCTCCGAGCGAGTGGAACTACATCCCGCCACGGTTGGAATTGAAGATCGGGGCTTATGTGATGATTCTCGCGAATGATACGCAGTCAGGTGAGTTTTCGTTCGCCAATGGTGATTGCGGACTAATCGTTGGCCGAGACGCGTCAGCGGTTCAAGTGCGGTTAGCTCGTAATGACTCAGTCGTTGACGTGGGCGCCATTACGAGAAAAGTTCACACTGTAGACCCTGACGAGTGTGGGAAAATTGCCACAGCGCCAACCTGGGGCCAACCGCACTTTGACGAGAAAGCGGAGAAGTACGTGATCGGTGAGGTGCAATATCTCCCATTGCGCCTTGCGTGGGCGAGCACGGTACACAAAAGCCAAGGCTTAACACTGGATCGAGTGCAACTGGATCTTCGAAACCACTTTTTCTCGTCTCCAGCGATGACCTACGTTGCGGTGAGCCGCTGCCGTACGCCGGAAGGGTTGCGCATCGTCGGTGATGAAGGATTACTGGCGCGGAGATGCAAGATCGATCCGCGCGTTCAACAGTGGATCTAGAGCCTGTCAATCTGACCGATTCCTCACATCGGTGTTAAATCTCCGTAAAACAGTCGAATGTAGAGGACGTAGAGGCTAACTCTATTTAAGACAATACTTTAAGGGTCTGTGCGTAATGGATATATACTCTTAATAGAGTGAAGCGTCTACGCCCTCTATGAAGTGCTTACATTTCCACTTGAAACTCATCTGTTGATTTGAAACGAATTCCGAGGTAGAAGACTCTTCCGTCGATGACGGTCTTCTCGATTCCTAGACGCTTTACTTCAAGACCAAAAGCGGTACTGGACAAGGGTTTATGGCTGGTATTTTGGCACCATTGCTTGTAGTTTGAGTATAAAATTGAGGCTTGAATTTTGTTATAGTGACCGTTTTCGTTGAAGGTGTCTACGTGCTCACAGATCTCCTCCAAGCACGTTTGCGGGATGTCGTTTTGAATTCTGTATGTTTCTCGTTCAGTGATCAGCCCGGCAGGGATGTCGAATCTACCGCGTTTGTTTAGCCGTCGTAGTCCTTCATAGGCCCAGTTGAAGATCGCTTGGCCGGAGAGTTTTACGGCTTCCTTGACTAAAGGATCAGGCTTCTCAACTCTGCGCCACGGCACAGGCACCACGCGACGAAAGAGACCGACACCGGATGAATCAATGCGCGGCAGTTCGTTCATCGCCCAGACGAGTTTAACCATTGGCCGAATCGTGACCGGATCGATGAACTTTCGCTCCCAGATGAGGGACTCACCGGAGATAAGAGAGTTGAGTACATGGGAACATTTGACGAAGCGTGAGGGTTGCTCAGTGGAAATCGCAAGGGTCTTGCCAGGAATTTGCGCGAGGGCGAATTGCGATCGCTCGATGTCGGCCAGTCCGAGCGTGCAACAGCGCGCGCCCAGCATTGCTTCTAGTCCGGTGATAAAGGTGGACTTCGCACTCCCTGGCTCACCCCAGCACCAGAGAGCAAGTTCGTGCGCGGTGGAGGGAGTGAGGCAATATCCGGCAAACTCTTGTAGGAACGGGACGTACTCCGACTCTGTCATAGCAAGCGCCTGCGTCCACGCGTCGGACTTGGCCTCCGGGTAATAGTGGAAGGGAAGCCGGGAGGTTACGTAGTCCTCAGGTTTACACTGCCGCGTCTCTCCGGTGGATACACTCAACACGCAGTCGAGAAAAGTGATGAGATCGACCTGCGAGTCAAAGGTGTCATCGGGAAGGAACACATGCTGCTGGAGAAGTGCGTAGACCGAACTAACGAGTGGTGCGGTTACGATCGCCGTGCCGTAACGAACCGCGATCTCCTGTACCTCCCGCCGCACCTGCATGTCCGGTACTCGTTGCCAGCGCCCGTCGAGGTAACGTTTCCACTCGCCAAGGCTAAAAGCTGTATTCGGGTGTCGTTTAAGATGGATAGACTTTAGACGGATGTGGCTCTGTGCTGTAGTGGGGGATTTTGCCATGTGCGAGAGGTGGACTTATCTCAGCTTGCCTTTACCTGTTCGCGTTGCCACGGCAAGTATTGACGTCAGCGGGCCGTCTATCCTGACGCCGTCTTCGATGAAGGTAAATCCCGTGCATGGAATTGACGTCTGATCACCCTTGAAAATGACGACGGGTTGATTGTAGTCGTCGTACCCGTCCATGAACTCGTAGGCATCTAAATCGAAGGAACCTTGTTTAATATCGTGCCAGCCATCGGCCAGTAGAACACGGATCACACGTCCGGTATCGATTACCAGGCTCATAAGTAAACTATCTCTGACCGTTGCCGTTGGATTTCTTTGCCGACTTGTGTTTCTTTCGACCTTTGGCGCGAAACTTTGCCACGTCACGAGCGGACACGATCAAGGTCTTGGAGCCTACCTTCTGCGCTACCAGCCGTCCCTGAAGGATGAACTGTCGCACGCGGCTAGCTGAGACTCCAAGGAGATCGCCTGCTTCTGCTGTGGTTAAATAACCTTCCATTTGCCGCTGCACTATAGACTAACGATTAGAGAATAGTCAACGAGAAAGTAAATTCAAAATAGCTATTGACACGCTATAACGATTGCGTTACATTGCATCCCACAATGACGCCGACCGTTACAGCAATGTTAATCGCGCTTGCGCTGGAGATTGGTTTTATCTTCGGATGGGCGATCCGGGAATATCAATACGACGGCAAGCGGCTAAGACGACTGCGAGGGACTACTCGATGAGCCGCTACTCGAATTCCTATTTGGAAAAGTATCGCGAGTGCCCACTGGCCTGTCTGTATCGATATGAGCTGAGACTGCGGAAGCGCGAAGAAGGGATCGAGTCGCATCACATGGCGTACTCACGAGCGTTTCACGAGGGACTGCGGCGACTGTATCTCGACTCAACGCTACGGGAGGCACAAGACGCATTTCTCGAACACTACCCGAGGCAGTTGGACATAGGGGATCTCGCAAAGACGAGGCAAAATGGTATCACGACACTGGCTGAGTATGCGCGCCGCTGGAGCGAGGAGAACAAGCGTTATCGCGTACTGGAAGTTGAGCAGTTAGACCACGCGGAGGACGGGTTTGTGGTGAAACTCGACTTGGTCTGGCAACACAAGGAGACGGAGCAGATTTTCCCATGCGATCACAAAGTCACGGGTAAGTATCTTAACTACGATTACTGGCGACAGTTTGAGCCGAACTCACAGATCGTAGAGTATGTGCGCTACGTGAAAGAGAAGTTCGGGTTCTGCGATGGATTTGTGATTGACGCAATCTCCCTCCGCTATCTGCAACGTGCAAGCAAGAATGGCCCGGCTGGGTTCTGGTGCAACTTCGAGCGGCAAACGTTCAACGTCAACGATCGGCAAATGGAAGCGGATCTCGACTCACGGCGCTACTGGATTGACCGCGTTGAGCATTCGAAGGCGACTGGCGCATGGGGCATGAATACGAAGTCCTGTTACTTCTGCGAGTACCGAGATTTGTGTAAGGCGGGATGGTTCTATCCCGAGGATCAGGAATTAATTGAGATTAGCTATCGGCAAGTATGTGGGCGATGGTTCAGTCCGAGTGAAGAGGAGCCGTTGGTGCCGTGCGCGCTGGACTTAGACCATAAGGGAGATCACCTGCCGACGATACCAGATGAGGCGCAAGTGGAGTTTGAGATTGAGGTTTAAGGTTCCCGTTGGAGCGTTTGCCCTGCATCGTTGAAGTCGATGGCGGCGCTGAATCAATAAGGCGTCAAGGGAAGCACGGAGGCGCAAACGCTTCCACGGGGGTGAGTGGTAACTATTACCGTAACCTGCCGATAGCCACTGCGCTGCGGCCTTGATGAAGGGTAAAGATTAATGACGATGAAAAAGAAGCGGGAGGCGACTACCGTCTCGACTGTCTGCCCCGACGGTCACGGGTACCTACCAATAGGTAACACGTACTATAAGAACAATGAGTCTGGCGAGGGTCGTGATAATAACGTTGTTTACCAGATGGTCTACTGTCAAAAATGCGCGGGAACGTTGGAGATCGTAGTTTGTGACCGCCGTGCGCAAAGAAGGGAAGAGCGGTAGTCATGCCCACTAAAGACGACTTCATTCAACGACGCCCTGCGCTCACTGCGAACATTTCGGGCTTCTTCGGCACCGGGAAGACGTTGCAATCCCTCTCCTTTCCAAAGTGCTACGTAATCTCCTGCGATCCTGCTGGACTGGAAACGATTCGTCAGCCCGACAATTCCAAATTCCTCGCAAACCTCGTCGAGTACGAGGAACTGCACAACCACGCAAAAGAGGAGTTGAGGGAAATGTTTCGCGAGAGCGCGACGGCTGCTGAGCGAGGATCGATCTACGGCTGCCTGGCACATGCGAAAGAGTTAGCGAGGGATGGCGCGATTGAAACGTTGATCATCGACGGCTTCACCTACTTCGTGGATATGAAATGGCGCGCTATTAATGAGTACGAGATCGCGAAATCCGCCTCCACTGGCAACGTCGATACGCAGTCCATGTACCGCAATCTCGGGCTGTACCTACACAGGTTTGTAGCCAGCGATCTGATGACCGTAGCCACGCGCAACTCGCTTAACGTGATTCTCACTACGCATCTCAAGCGTGAGAGTGAAGAGCAGGTTCACGGTAATGCGAACGTAAAAAACCGCGCGAAAAAGGTAATGACGAATTCCGATCTCGCGGCGCAGATCGAGGGTGGTTTTCGCAATAAGCTGTCGGGGCTGGTTGGCGCTGACCTCTACCTGGAGAAGACGTTGAAAGACGGGAAGATCGTCTACGATGCGCTGTGCGATATGACGCGCGGGTACGGGGGGATCGTTAACGCGAAGAATAGGTACGGCCTCCCCGCGCGGCTCAATTTGAACACGCAGACACTCTACGAAGCCATTGCGCAATCGTTGAAAATCAAGCAGGGTCAAGTGAGGCCCACAACCACGGGCGCACTCGAAGCAACGGCAACGACTAAATAAAACTTAAACAATCTATACAATCAAAGGAGAATTCAACTCATGGAAGCAACAGCAGGAACAGGCGAGGCCCTCGACTACGGTGATGAAAGCAGTGGAGGATTTGAGATTACAGACGAAGTAGATGTAGGGGATCTCTCTACGCAACAAGGGAATGACGTGATCGAGCCTGCGAAGCGGGTCCGATTCGAGATCCGCAAAGTAAGTGTGAGGCCATACCAGAAAGACGGAGAGTCGAGCTGGCGCAAGAAGTTTCTCGCGTTGGATCTCGTCATTGTTGATGGCGTGAACGAGGAAGGGAAATACAAAGGGAAGCACATGTTTCAAGACTTACTCCTCGTCGCTAATACGCAGGACTATCCCGAACTCGACACTGAGAACTACCGGACCAAGGCGCGGTTTGATACGAAGGTGTTTCTCAAGGCAATAGGATTCGATCCGGCTAAACCGCCGAAGATTAACGATGACTTTCTTATCGAGTTGACCGGGAGGGAAGTCATTGCTGATATTACGCGCCGAGAGATTCAAAACCCGCCTGCGGAGCAGGGTGGTAAGTGGACTTCTAGTGGGGAATTTAAAAATGAAGTCAAAAACTTTAGGGCAGCCGAAGGTTAATCACCGTGTTAGGTAGCTTTCATTGAACGCCGCCGTGAGTCAGGAACATGGCAACTATACTGGCAGTGTCAGTGCTCCTGCGGTGAAACTGTTACAGTGCGTGACGCGAACCTGAAGAATCATACGACTCGCTCTTGTGGTTGCTTACAACGCGAAGCTGCTGCGCGAACCGACTGGAAAGTAACGCACGGTGAAGGATCGAACGGTAAGGAGTCGCCGGAGTATAACGGCTGGCGGGGAATGTTTCGACGTGTTGATAATGGTCGAGAGAAAGAGCAAAGAAGTTATGCGGATCGTGGTGTAAGAATTTGTCAAGGATTAAGAGATTCTTACGTCTTCTTTCTCAGCATCATAGGTCGCAAACCAACGTCGAAGCATACGCTAGATCGAGCTAATAACAATGGTCACTACTCCTGCGGCCAGTGTGAAGAATGCGTGAAGCGTCAATGGAACACGAATATCCGATGGGCCACCATGAAAGAGCAGGCGAATAACAGGCGTCACCGCAACCAGTACACTGGGCCAGCGCCGATAGAAAGGATCACGATTTGACGATGGGGGGGACCGAGAACAGCGGCAACGGCGGTCAAGTTCGTAGCTTTACAATCCCATCGTTGCCGCCCTCGGTAAATGCTCTTTACCAGATCATCTACTCGCAGAAGAGAGTAGAGTTACATCCCCAGGCTCGACACTGGAAATCATCGGCGAAGGAGCACATCGTCAGGTTTACGCCGCGCGAGGGGGCACTGGTTGCGGTTGATGCGACGTTCTACTACCGCTTCCACTATCAGAACGGAAAGCCGAGGGTGTTCGATGCGGCCAACTTACTCAAGCTGCTCATTGACTGCGTAGCGGAGAAGTGCGGGTTTAATGATTGTCTCGTGCGGCATGGCAGTTGGAGTTCAGTGGATTCGGTAGATGAGAAGGTCGAAGTAGTTCTCAGGGAGGTATTAAACTAATGGGCTTTCAACGTGATAACGTCCTCAGCCTTGACGAACGCAACGCCAGTGCTCGCAAGTGTCTTGCCCTGTTAGAAGATTGCACCGAGCGAATGAACGCGAAGGAGCTGAGTTTCGTCGAGGAGATGCCGGATAAGATTGAGCGCTGGGGCTGTACGGAGCCGCAGTTGTAGTGGTTGAGGGATCTGGTAAGTAGGCATGTGACGTAAAGGATAACTAGCAATGGACACAAATCAACTAAACGAACTCGCAACTAACGCGCTGCTGGACCACTGGCCGCCGCATCTAGGCGTACGGACGGAGGCGGAGAAGGTTGCGTATCTGGCCGAGCAATTGCGGGAAGCGGCTGATGCTGAGGAACGCGCCGACAGTCTGGCTGATGAACTGGAAACCGCGCAGGACCAGACTTATGAGTATGAGCGACAGTTAGAAGCCGCCAACGCTGAGATCTCTCGCTTGAATGCGGTGATTAAAGAGTTGAAAGCCAAGCAGCAATGATCACCCTTAATAGAAAGCAGCTGGCTGACAGCCTGACACTGCTCTCCTCGGCGCTGGAAGTGAGAACTGCACAGCCGATTCTAGGCTACATGAAGCTTGAAGCCGCGCAGGGAACCGCAACGCTCACAACCACGCGGCTCGACGCTACCTTGAGCGTCAGCGTGCCCTGTGAAGGCGATGATCAGGTCTGTTTATTGTTCGCGCCGTTTCGAGACGCGGTAAAGTTGGCACCTGACGGTCAGGTCAGGCTGCAACGCTTTGAGAACCGCTTTGAAGTCACTGCGGGCCGCTCTCGCCACCGGCTTCCTATCTACGAAACCGACGCTTTTCCAGCAATGCCCGTCGAGACAGGCCAGACGCTATCAGTTGACGCCAAACGTCTCTTGGACGCTGTAGAACGGGTTAGCCCTTGTGCTGATAAGCGTGAGGGCAGATACGCGGCTCAAGGCGTGTGTTTAGAGGCGGCAGAAGGTGAACTGAACGTAGTTGCGTGTGACGGCACACAGGCGGGGATTGTGCGGCTAATGGACAGCGATCTAACGTTTCAGTCCACCGTGCCGAACGTCGCGGTCCCGGCGCTGCGAGCGGTATTAGCTGATCGGGACACGGCCATGCTGACGGTGAATGAAAACAGTCTCACAGTGGAGTGCGAGGGCCGCAAGATGGTAACGCGACTCCTGCTCGGCACATTCCCGCCGTGGCGCATGATTGTGCCGACTGAGACGCCGCATAGCGTGACGCTGACTACTGAGGTCAGGGATGCAATCCGGCGCTGCTGCGTAACTGCCAGCGAGGGGAATCTGGTACGGCACAGGCTAAAGCTGGAGTTTGAGCGCGAACGGCTTACAGTGTGTTCTTATGAGGGTGACGGGGAGTCGATTGAAGAGGTTCCGGTGAATTGTCCGACACTGAACGGGGAATCGCTGATTGTAAAGGTGAACGCGGATCAATTGCTCGCGTTTCTAGGGCAGGTGGACACGCCGGAGTTGAGGCTGAAAGACGCGACTTCGATCCTGCTATTGACTGAGGGCGATCATCGTTATTTACATGCTACGTTGAGGCCGGACGCATGAAGCCGTATTACGAAGATGAACATGTACAGATCTGGCATGGGGATTGTCGGGAAGTAATAAAGACGCTCGCTGACAGTTCAGTTGATTCAGTTGTTTGCGATCCCCCCTACGAGCTCGGATTCATGGGCAAGGGCTGGGATCGATCAGGAATCGCTTACGACATTGCGGTGTGGTCTGAGTGCTTGCGTGTTCTTAAACCCGGCGGTCACCTGCTTGCGTTCGGAGGCTCACGAACTTATCACCGCTTAGCTTGCGCGATCGAAGATGCGGGCTTTGAAATTCGCGATCAGATTCAGTGGATTTACGGATGCCTGAGCGATGATACAGAAATCCTCATCAATGGGCAGTGGGAGCCTTACCATAAAGCCGTAAAAGGTAGTCCCGTATTATGCTACAATGTGGGCCATGACACCTTTGAGTGGCAGCCCGTCCAAGACCTGTACGTCTATCAATACAGCGATACCGCATACAGAATTCAATCGGCTTCTACGGATCAAATCGTCTCCCGAAATCATCGCTGCATCGTTGAACGAAGCGGAGCGTACACATTCGGAGTTGCTGAGGAAGTCGCACGGGAACGCGAAGCGCGTGTACCCGTTTTGGAAAACGTGTCGGCAGTGCTCGACGCCTTTTGCATGTTGGACCAAAGAGCAAGCTGTTCGGAATGCGACGTGCTCTCCGTTATGCACAGCGAAGGCAATCTCGACCGCAAAGAAGGGAAAAACAAAACCTCTTTCGGAACGGAAGGGGCGGGTGATTATTTGTGCGGTGTGTCGCAAGAAGAAATGGAAGCCGGATGCCGCGCTTCGCAAGGTGGAAACGCCAACGTGCTCATATCAGTGCAACGGAAAATTGCGGAGCACGACTCTAACCAAAAACAAGTTCGACAGAACCGGAATGAAGTTTCCGGGCACGGGGCTAAAGGGCGACAAGAATCCGGCGTGGAAGGGCGGTGTAACTTATTTTCGGAAACACGGCAACTACAAGCCCATCAAGTATGTGCGATGCCCGCCGGAATTTCAGGCAATGGCCCGCAAGGATGGCTACGTGATGGAGCATCGTCTTTTGGTGGCCCAAGCAATCGGACGGTGTTTGCTTCGGCTGGAGACAGTTCACCACGACGATCACGATCCTGCCAACAACGAATTGACGAACTTCCTTCTTTTTGCCACGAACCGCGATCACAAACTGTACGAGCATCACGGTTCACCCGCACCGATCTGGCGCGGATAACCCCCTTTCATTATGACGGCGTTGTCTGGTGCGTTCGCGTGCCTTCGGGCGCGTTTGTGGCGCGGCGCAACGGTAAGGTATTCGTTACAGGCAATTCAGGCTTTCCCAAATCATTGGACGTGTCGAAAGCAATTGACGCGGCTGCGGGAGCGGAACGTGAGATTGTTGGGCGCAAGCCGATAGGTTGGGGCGGTCTTCACGCCAATGCGCGGTTGAACGATGATGGTTGGGCCAAGATTGGAAGTGATTATCCCGATGGACAACCGATCACCGCTGCAACATCAGACGGGGCCAAGCAGTGGAACGGCTGGGGCACAGCATTAAAGCCCGCACATGAGCCGATTGTGTTAGCCCGCAAGCCTATCGTTGGCACCGTTGCCCAAAACATACTTGAGCACGGAACGGGCGGGCTAAATATCGATGGGTGCAGAATTGAAGGTAGAAGTTGGGGAAGTCGTCCCGCGATTAAATTAACGAGCAAGGGTAAAAGCGGCGGGGGCTTCGGACAGACCTCGTGGGAACCAATAGCAGGGCAAGTCAACGAAGATCGCGGTCTCGGACGCTGGCCCGCAAATGTTATCACGAGCTACCCCGAAGATGAATACGCGCTCCGATCCAGCATAACACCAGAGCAAAAGAAAGAGCTATTCAAGTGGCTATATGAGAACGCCTAACTGTAAATGCTTGGTTTGCGCGAAGCCACTCTATCGCCGTCCGTTTGAACTGGCGAAGGTGAGACATGTCGCATGTATGGCCCACCGTGCGGAGGCGCAGAAGCTCTCCGGTATCACGGAGAAACAACGCGCGGGCCTTGCTCTTGGAAGTGTTAAAGGGACGAATCACCGGGAGGGCCACGTCAAGAGCGAAACAACCAAGCTCAAGATAGCCGAGGCCAACAAGAAATATTGGGCTGACCATCCCGCCGAGCTTGCTGCCAGAGGCGAACAGATGCGCGGAGAAAACCACTATCAATGGAAAGGTGGCATAACGGAACTAAATAAGGCAATTCGGCAGATGAACGAAAACCGCAAATGGATGGATGCTGTAAAGGAACGTGATAGTGAGAAGTGCACTCGTTGCGGCTCGGTAGAGGAAATCGAAAGCCACCACATTATTGAACTCGTGACGCTAATTGAAATCTACGAAGTTAAGACGCGAGACGATGCGCGGGCCGTTCCTGCGTTTTGGGACTTGAGCAACGGCGAAACGCTTTGCCGACGATGTCATTACGCGGAACACGGAAGGACATATCGTGCAGATAGAAGAGACGACATACAAGAAGCTGCCTAACCATCTAAAGGCGTTGTTTTACAAGCTGCCGAATCCCGGATCAGATGAAGTGCTGGCAGCGTTTCCAGACGCACCGGGGCAACAGCGCAGCGCGAGCGACAGCCAGCGGACGCAAGGTCTTGTTTATAGCGCAATCAGTCTGAACGGGACTCGTATACATGAACCGCGTGAAGACTTTGGCTCTGCAGCGCGATTCTTCTACTGCGCGAAAGCAAGCCAAGAAGATCGAAACGAAGGCTTAGAAGATCTTCCAATGCAGAGCGCGGGCGCGGTCACTGATCGCAAGGACGGAAGCGCCGGCCTGAACTCACCACGAGCTGGAGCGGGCCGAAATAACGGATCGCGCAACCCTCATCCAACAGTTAAGCCAACCGACTTAATGCGGTATCTCTGCCGACTCATAACGCCTCCGGGCGGCACAGTGCTAGATCCGTTTTGTGGATCAGGCAGCACGGGCAAAGCAGCGGTGCTCGAGGGGTTACGGTTCATTGGCGTTGAGTTAAGTGCTGAATATTGCGAACTGGCTCGACGTCGAATAAAGGTGCAGTACAACAGAATGACCTTGTACCACCTGATAGAAGCTAAAGAACGACAGGGAGCGCTGCTTGATGGCTGACGACACGAAAATCGACGCTGACCGCGAGTGGACTCCTGATCGAATAGCGGCGCTGGAGTGCGTGGATCGCGGTGAAGGGTTGAAGCCGTGTCATGTTTATGTTGACGGGAGCGGGAGATGTCAATGCGGCGACGGGCCGGATTTGAATGAGCGGAGGGTGAAGTGAGCGACTTAACTGAGAGAATATGCATGGCCCAAGTCGAAGCGGGCGAGAATGCTGTCGTTGACGATCTGCGCCGGAAGGGGTTACTACCACCAACAAAAACCGCCATCGCAATTCGACTTGGATCAGCTACGCAGCCACATGCGAGAGTTCATCGACGAGCGCGCGCCGGATAGTTCATCGGTGACGGAGTACGAATGGCCCTTTGAAACGTTCCTTCAATGGCTCAGTAAGCGCCGCGTGGCAGACGACAACGTACTGACATTCAAAATTGAGAAGGGAGCGGGGAATGGGAATGTATCGTAAGAAGCCTATTGTAATCGAAGCTGAACAGTTTCATGGCGCACGAATCGGACAGGATACATCCGAATGGATTGACTCGTTTCCGCGTGGCGTCTGCTTTAAGGGCTGCTCTGGTTCTCGGTTTCCACACCTGCATACAATTCATCAAGGGCAAGTCGTAGATCTGGTAGACGGCGATTGGGTTATACCTGAGTCTGACGGCGAGCACTTTTATCCGTGTAAGCCTGATGTGTTCGCGGCTACTTACGAGAAAGTTGAGGGCTGACTTATGGGAAGACGAGCATCGAAGGATAAACAGATTCTCGAAGAAGCATGGCAGCGATTCGAAGCCTCGGCGGCGGAAGTTAGCAAGCTGGAGACGCAACTGGCTATCGCTAAAGCCACCAGCGGCGCTCATCAGCAAGCATACAACGCACTGACGCAATCTCTCGCCCCGCAACCACGCCAGAGCGCGGGTACAAAGCCGGACGGGAAACGCTGCACTCATCAATTTGAAGACCTAAATGGTGTAATATGCGGCGGAACTAAAAGCAATATGCTTCACGATCCTGCTCAGAGTTCTGTGCGTTACCATGAGTTCACAACGAAGGGACCAAAGAAGAAATCTAACGCCTCGAAGGATAGTCCGAGCCGCGGTAAGGGCCAGTGCGCTCACGAGTATCCCGACAATCGATTCTGCGGACAACCTGATACAGATCCGATCCATGCCGAAGACAATGACGACGTGTTTGCTCACGCGTTTATTGCGTCCGGTGCAAGGAAGAAGTCGAGCATAAAGAAACAGGCGAGGTTGCCAACTTCATCTAGCGAAGACCTAATGGATCGACGACCCGCGCCAGACGAAATATGCACTTATATCTCTGACGACGGGCGCGGCAACGGCGCAGAGTGCCGCTCTGTTCAAGCTGACCCGATTCACGATAAATCAATGGGCTATGGTGGCTATCACCCTTTTCAACCGTCGTCTGCTGCATCCAGTGCTCAGCCGCTATCATCAGCGAATGGCGTGGGGAGCAGTTCTATTCTGAATTCCGTGGACGAAACGGCGAGTGCTGGCGTTGCAGCGGGAGGTTCAAGTGACTGATGTGCGATCATATGGCGCAGATGAAGGAAGAGAAGTAATGGCCCACACTTGTCACGCCATCGGCTGCGAGCGTTATGTACCGCCGCAGATGCTTATGTGTCGTCAGCACTGGTTCTCCGTGCCGCCTAAACTGCGCAACCGCGTCTGGTCCACTTACCGTGACGGTCAGTGCGACACCCTCGATCCAACGTCGGCGTACTGTCAAGCGGCGAAAGCAGCGGTGCTTGCAGTTGCTGAGCGCGAAGGCCGAGAGATCGATCCGAGGCATCCAAAGTTGCTGCTGTATGATATGGTCCAAGTCTCAGACGAGTAGCTATGACCACTCCAGCCTTCGACAACCGTGGCTACGTCGGCCTCTCGTGCCCTAACTGCGGCCACGCGCGAGCGCACGTCATCGACACGAATATGCGCGATGGCAGGGCAGCGCGGCGGCGTCGCAACCAGTGCAAGTCGTGTAAATTCCATTTCACAACTTACGAAGTACTCGCGGAGGAGTACGAGAAGATGCTGACCATGCGGGTTGATGCGAAGCAATTTGAATCGGTAATCAGTCAGCTACGTGCAATCAAGGCTCAATTCGGGAGGCTCTAACGGAATAGAAAAATGAAACAGACCAATGGATATCGATACTGGGTATCACCGCCTGAGTTACTTGATCCGCTACAAGCGGAGTTTAACTTTGACTTCGATCCTTGTCCGCATCCCAGGCCAGATGATTTCGACGGCCTTGATGTTGAGTGGGGTCAACGCAATTGGGTTAATCCGCCGTTTACGGGGGGCGTGATGGCGTGGATCAAAAAGGCGCGGATTGAGCAAGCAAAAGGTAAGCTTGTGGTTCTTATCTTGCCGATCTATCAGGTGCGGGCAGTCGCTACTCTAGGAACCTATGGCGCAGAGATTCGTTACGCCGGAGCACCGATCTGGCTGGCGATTGAAAATGGTTCACCTAACCCCGTGCCGCCGTCGAGCAGGCAGCCATGTTTATTATTTATCCTACGACCTCCCGGAGGCCGCAATGGACATCAACAGCGCTAAAACTGAATACGACTTCCTGCTCGGCTTCTACCTGCACCTTGCAGTATTCGATCCGTTCACCAGCACGTTCAAGTTTCTCACTCCGACTGAGCGACAGGAAGTGATGCTGACGATCTCGGTGTTGCAGCGGAAGTTGTGTGAGATTATGCCCAAGGTGCGGGATCGGGAGGCGGTGACGAGGTAGAGTGGCGGTGGTCGTGACTGCGGGAGAGCGGCGTCTCTTAATTGCGCAGGGCGCGGGAAGCAGGAGGAGGGCTAATCCGCACAGATCTTTGAAGGCTTGCGCGGGCGATAGCGGAAGGACGCATACGAACTGGACCGCCTTATCCGAATAAGTGGCCGAAGATCCAGCGTTAAAATCGAGTTCGATTCGGCGGACTCGGTTAACGGGTGTCGAGTCCCGTCCCGCGTAATTTTCGATAAGGTGAACAAGGCGGGAAGTAGTTAAAATCTAAACGAAAGGAAAGAGCGATCTGGTTGTAAGGTTGATTTAGAACTGAGAACAACTCTGCGTTGATTAGGACCCTGACGCGGAGTTAGAAGCAGGAGAGACGTTCACTTGATTGCTTGGGAGGGCGTCTCTTCTGGCGGTACTCGAATTTACATCAACAACATGGAGCATTAACAAATGAAAGCTATCTCGCTCTGCTCAGTCGCAACTTTCATGCTCGTACTACTTCTCTACGCACTCGTTTTTAATCTTAATCCACTAAACCGGATTGGATACGCAGTATTCATCAGCGTACTACCTGCGATTCTCAGCCTGATTATCGTGCGACTCTATAGATTCACAGCACGAGGGGCGGTGGCGACTTATGCGATCCTGCTATTGATGACGGTTACGATTCAGGGATGGATACGGGTGCCATGAACCACACTGGGAACACTCACGACACACGCTGGCTCTGCTGGTCATGCGGCGATCTCGATCGACTCAATGACGACGGGCTGTGTCGCCGCTGCAAGCCTGAGGCGGTGGGGGAGTTTTATCAAATCTGCATGCGCGTGGTAGCGGGGGAGAAGAAAGAGACGAGACAGGTGTGGGTGATTGGATGACAGAGGGGCGTGTCACCGACTGCCCTTCGGACTCTTTGGGCCATCGAGAATTTCATCCAGCATCTGCACTAATCTCCTCACCTCCGCATGTTCAGCCTCAGAGAATCGAATGTTATTGTAGGCGAGTAACGCTGTGGCTTTTTTCAAATCCAGTCGCAGCATATCCTCGCCTAACTTGTCCTGCTCCAGATCGAATATCTTCTTCTGTAACTCGTGAATCGTGTCGCCGCTATTAATCAGGGCCGTTAACAACTTCTCAGCACCCTCGCTCATCGCGGCAAAGTCGCGGAACTCAGCACTGCGGATATTCACCCTTGTCAGGTCAGTACGCGCTTGCGTTTCAGCGTCCTCAATGTCTGATCTCTTTCTATTGCGATAAGTCTGTACGGCGTAAGGAATTAAGCCAATGAGGGTGCCAGCGAGAGCTTGCAGCAGGCCGGACCATGTGAGAGAAAAGGAAGGGTTTTGCATCTCATTGGAGTCATGACGAATTCAGCGTTGTTTCACGAGCACTGCGAATAATTTCCAACAGCCGTTCCGCTTCCTGCTCCAACATGCGCAACTGCGTGGTGGACATTGCGATCGTGGAAGCGTTTAGGTTCTCATACATTTCAGCAGCGTCACTCTCAGGAAACCTCACTGCCCACTCGCCTTGAACTGCTTCTTCGGTAAGCACCGAATCAATCGGCAACTTACAGCAAAACCAGTGCGGACCATGATCCTTGACGATTTGTTCAGCCAGCGCGCGTGACGTGCAAATGCCCATCATTTCAACGCAGTAATCGCTGGCCCAAAGAGTGTCTGCATATGCCGCGCGAATCTGTTGCTGCTTGTCCGGCGGCAGCTCAGTAATAGGCCGACGTTTCCCAACCGCGTACATCGTCCCAAGCGCGCGCACTTCACGTATCAGGACTTCACGAAGCAGGTCAGCCTCGTTGACAGCCCGGAGGGTATTACGACCTTCATATGTTGAGGCCGCAACTGCGCTCACTAGCCACCTCCACCTTTGCCAGGCCCAATTGGCGTTCCCGGCGGTAACGGTTCATCCTGCGGCTGTGGTGTTGGAGCGGGCTTGCCGGGCTCGGGCTGCATTGGCTCAGGTACATCCGGCTTCGGATCAGGTCTATCCGGTTTATTTTCATTAGCTGTCATTTGGGAGGTCACTTCCTTTCAGTTTGATTGTTACTTGCACTTCTTGTCAGCTAGGTCCTTAATCTCTCTAAAGATCTGTTGATGCTCGTTTGAGACCGCGCCATAGATGGCTCCGATGCGAGCGATGCCGATAACGAGCGTTACGGCCAGCCCGGCGACTGAAACAGCCACAGAGAACAGGGCAGTAGTGCTGAGTTTCTGTTGGCGTTCAGTCATCGGGTTTGGCGGGTTTTATTATCGCGATTTACAGTTGATGGTTTCCAAAAAGTCGGCGAATCCAGTTAATGAGCGTTACAATCCAGTACCAGAACGTTGTCCATGCCTTAATTAGCCAGTCTCTCACGTTCGATTCCCCGCTCGACAGAGACTCAGCACGAGCACGAAGCCCACGAAGAGACAGAGCAGGAAGATGGAGTAAGCTAACATACGTTTAAGTATCGCAACGCTCGTCAGTGCCAATTTGCAAACTGCCCCCAATTTGCAAAGAAAGGTAAACAAGCTTCCTGCCAAGCGCTGCGAATTTGTTTCAGCTACGCGCCACCCTCTGTCGTGCCGCCGCCTGTTTCGCCGGTGCCGGTGTCGGGCGGCGCGGGGGTGTTGCGTGCTACAGCCTCAGCGAGTTTGTCTTTCTGCGCCTTAAATTCAGCCGAGAACTTCGAGACGTTCGAGCTATCGCTGAGATTGTCAGCAGCGATGGCCGCGTCCAGCCGTTCGTCAAAACCGTCCATCAGCGCAGAAGCCGAATCAACTACGCTGGTCAGTTCCCCTACCTCGGTTGCAAGTGGATTAAAGTCGGTTGGCATTATTCAGTCTCTCCTTTTTGGGAATCTACAGATGATTTGAGTTTATCCTTTGCGGCTTTAACATCGCCTGTCAGCTTATCGACGATGGTCTGATCCTCACCAGTGTCACCGCCAAGAACGCGAATTAAGTTATCGAACCCGTTGCTGATGGCGTCGGTCTGCGTTCCCTGCCACTTGGCAAGGTTGTCTGAAAGATTGTTAATGGCCGTTAGTAGAGCTTGTAACTGCTCGGGATCGAATTTGAAAGTCAACGCCATGCACATCTCCTATTGGCGCGTCGCCTGAAACACTTTTAGCATCTGCGCGGATTTAGTTGCATCTGAAACTGTTGATTCCAGCCCTACCGTAGCAGGCGCGGCTCGTGGCGTTTCCGATTCTACAAAGGCTTCTACCGTCAACAGCAGCACGTTAATCGAGGCGAGAATCCCGATGATCGTGGTGCGACGTGGATTGTCAGGGAGGTTGAGCAATGCGGTGCCGACTGCGCTGAGCGCACTACGCACGGTTGCGAGAGTGGATTGTGATGCGGGAATGTCGGCACTGGCTAATGCGCTTTTCAGCTTATCCAATGCGGGGATTACCTTCGCGTCTACCGTAGCGGCAAGGTCGTGAGCGTTTAGCAAGTCGAGCAACGGCATGGCTTCTTTGGCGATCTCGATAACGAATCCCGCGACTCGCACGGCTTTCTCTTTTGAGACACCACATTTCAGCGCAGTGGTAGTGAACGTGAGCGCGGTCAGTCCGAGAGCACCGCGAGTGATGAACCAGCGCCGAGAATCGATATAGGCATGGCCCCCTGTCCACCACTTGCCGAGTTTTAGCCGTATCCAGTTACCAAGCTTCATTGATTCAATTCCTCTCGTGCGTTCTTAACATCGGAAGCCTTTGCCGCGTCTCTTACCTCGGGCTTACTTGCGCCGCCCTGGATACGCTCACTAAACAGAGTGATGAATATTGAGATAATAGCAGCGCCCGCGAAATACTTGTTATATTCGGAAGGGAAGATGCTAACTAGACTTGCTTGCTGCGACGCGGAAACGGCCGCCGATAGGATGCCAGCAAAACCAGCGATTGCGGAAATTAGTCGGCCTTTCGGGCCATAGGTGAGTTTACCGTCCATGGTTGAGCAGTGTATCACTTTCAGCCCTTATTTGTGGCGGAAAAGTTACGAGGCACGTGAGGGCGCACGAAATAGTATAGAGAAATAATCACGCGGGCTGTAGACAGGTCTACACAGTTATGCTATCTTGTCTTCACCATGACAAACAAAACGTCAGCCAAAGATAGACACTTCGCAGTAATCTGTTTTGCCGTTCAGTTGGAGAACTGCAAGGACGTTGATTTGGCCCTAGCTGAAATCTACTCGGAAGCCATTACTACCAAGTCTCGCCTTCTAGTCCATCATGTTCTAATAAACATTCCCGAGGGCCGCGGCTGGCGTCGGTTCTGCAATGAAGTCAAGCGTTACATCGCTGAAAGGGCGACTATATGAGCCACCGAAACATTATCGCAAGCGCTGTAATCCTGAACTTTCTGAACTCTCAACCCGGCGAATTTACTCCCACTGAAATCAGGCGCATGGCGCACGGTTTTCACTGCGACACGTCCGACAGCGATGTTGAGTATGTTTGTCAAACCCTTGCTAATAACAAACAGATCAGCCGCGTTGACAAACTGGATTATTTAGCCTTTGCTGCGCACTCCCTCACTCGTGAGTGCGTCAACGCGGGCACTGATTGGATGCCGCAAGGCTGGAAACCAACGCGACTGGAAATGCCGAATAGCCGTCCCGTGCCAAGATCTATTCTCCCGAGGTTTAGCGATGACTAATGATGAAGTTACCAACGCGTTTTTTGCGCACGATGCCCTAAAGCGTGAGCATCAGGCCGCCCGGCGCAAGTTGGACGCCGACTGGCAGGAAAGAATTGACAGTGTAAACAGTTTGCTTCTGAACCTAGTCGCCACCGAGGGGCAAAGACTGGCGACGTTTCAGCCTAACGACATCCTTGTCACGCCGAAAGATGATATATGGGTAGTGCTCTACGTTAGCGGCAAGGTGGCTCAACTCCCAAACCTTCAGGTCAAAGTAGTGCCTGAGTATGAAATGCAACGCCTACAAAAGAGCGGCTATCTAGGCAAGACTGTGGAGAAGTTTGCGGGCGCGGCTATCAAAGGGTGGCGCAAGCAGGGAACGATGTCCCGCGACAAGATTGAGGCATTCTGGGAAGTGAACAGACAAGGCCAGAGAAAACGGAGGGCGTCGTGAAGTTCAGAAATAAACTGAGTAGACACGTAACGAAGAAAGTCGTGTTTACCGTAGACTGCTCCGTTAATCAGGTATGTGACGGAGAGCACGAATTTGATGGCCCAACGGTCGCCGCTGTTGTGCGCGAGATGAAGACTGATGGGTGGCTGGACAATTTCATAATCGAGGACACTGAAAACTTGGCTTGTCCGGCCTGCGTCGCGTATTGCAAGGAGAGCGCCACGGACTTCGATGAGTTGGATATTCGCGCCGGGGGAAACGCCAAGTGACCGCGACACTCAAACAACTTCTCTGTCTCCGCTGTGGCTATCAATGGTGGCCCAAGTCAGAAAAGAAGCCAGAGCGATGCGCAAAATGTAACAGCCCTTATTGGGATAAGCCGCGTGGTGCAAAGCAGGGACGCCCAAAGAAGAAACTAAGCTAATCACAGCCTACGAAAAGGCTTTAAGGTAGGCCGGAAGGGGAAACAAAATGAGCTACACCGTCAAGGTTGAACCCGTTCAAGACGATTACAACTATCGTAACCGTCTAATCATCACTGACGACTCGGGAGAACGCGACCACTGGGACGGGGGCGAGCCGGAAGATAACAGTTACATTCGTGATTGGTCATGGGTTGCCGATGAGTTGCGGCTTGCCTATAAACAAGGGTTGAAGGATGGACGAAAATGACTACTCAGGACATTAAAGAATTGCAACAGGGAATTGGCACCGCCGCATGGAAGCTGGACCTAAACAGGTTCGCGGAGGCGACGGGCTGGAATCCCGAACATGGCTATACGCAGGACCGATTTCGTGCATTTGTGGCACTGAGCAAGTCGCTAAGCCGATTCGATCCTGAGACGCTGCTGAAACTAGTCGAGGTAGGACGTATAGCGTAAAGCCAATCACGAAGCCAGAGGTAAAAATGAAGACACAACGAATCTATTGCGGAGACAGAGAGCGAGGCTGCGGGGCTGAAGTTACCTCAGCGGATCTAGAAATGGGCGCATGTACGCAATGTGGGCTTCGATTAGAGCCTGAGCCTCTTCCACTTCGTCATCAATTACTGCTTTCACTTCAAGAGATTCAGAGCCAAAGAGAGGCGGAACGATAATGGCTAGTCAATTGTCCCAATCAATCGCTCACGACTTGTTTATGGATGCCGGGGTCAATCGCAAGGCCAAACGCCTTGTGTTGGAATCTGAGGGTGATAAGTATCTCGGCGCAGGATGGGGTGAGAAAGCGTTAGCAGATCGCGTGGACCTGTCGCTTAGGGAAGTACGGGGAGTGCTCAGTCAGACCGCAGATCGGCGTTATCCTGAAACGCACGGCCATTGCTGGTGCCGTAAGGACTTGACTGATGACAAGGAGCCACATGGTGAGTTCTGCCAACGCGCTCGTGCGTTAATGGAGAAACTAAAATGTTAACCACTACACCTAACCAACGCAAAGAACTCGCACATGAACTAGCTTATGCCCACATTAAATCAAGCGAATTGTGGGATGAGTTACAAAACGCAGAATGCGACAAAGAGGCAGAAGAGTTAGCCGCCGCAATTGAGCGCACTATTGATACATGGTTCTCACGTCGCTTAGCAGATAAGGCGGAGGGTGAGCGCATTGAAGAATTGATTACGTTGAGCCACTTCGCCCAACAAGGAAGGGTGAGCCACAGGAATGAGTGAGAAGGAACAAGTCTTGCCGCAAGCTGGTGATTACTGGGAATTCAAGTTGCCAGGGAAGCAAAGGCGCGTTAAGGAAGTGGGCTACGTGGACACGAAAGACTTCATTGTTGAGCGTGGCACCTATCCCGAATGGAAGGACAAGGTTGAGCGTTTGCCTTACGTGTTTTGGGCACGAGCGAATAAGGGTCGCTATACCGGAATCACGGTCAGAAGATTGCTGGAGTTTGGGCGACGTGTCTCAACTAAAGCGGAGCGTGACGCGCATCTTGAGTCGTTGATCGAAAAGGCCAAAGCTAAACGGGCAGGTGAGCGAGCAGCGAAGGAGCAACCATGACTCTCACCCCTGAACAACTAACGCTCCGTCGTAAGATCGCTGCCGCGAAGTCGTATCTCAGCCGTTTAGACAATCAGCGTCGGGAGGTTCTTCGCGGTACCGAGAGAACTGGCGAAAGCGGCATTGACGAATTCCGCAGACTAACTAATAAGCGCGATGCGCAGTATTTCAAATTCCGCGAACTATGTAACCAACTGCCGGGGTGTGATGATGACTACTGAACAACTGGCCGCGCTGAAGGAAGTAGCGGAACGTGCATCAAGTGGCAAATGGCGTTGGAACGTTAACCTCAAGACGAAGCACGTCTATCTCGAGTCTGAGGATGGCCCACGCCAAATCATTATTGACTTCACTCGCTGGGGAATGAGTAGCGCCACGCCACGCTTTAACGTGAACGGGTTAATGCAAGACGCTCAGGATTGTGCGGCGGTCGTAGAAGGTCGCGAGCATCACGCTGCGTGGTATCAGACCTTAGATCACCCTGACGCTAACCACATCGCCGCTTTCGATCCAACTACATGTTTAGAGTTACTGGAGGAAGTGGAGCGGCTGCGCGAGGTCGAAAGAGAGTGCTTAGCGTTGGATAAGTTAACAGATCGAGTTTTGAAGTTCGACATCCTGGAGGCACTAAAACCATGAACACTACTAATTCACCAGAGGCGCGACCGACTAAGTGGGTTTGCGATAGCTGTGGAAAAACGCTGCATCCGTCTGATCTGACACGGGTCGGCATTGGGGTCCACCACTACGATTACAATAAAGACATAAGCAGAGACGGGCTACTGAACTGCGGCTTGGTGAAAGAGGTGGTAATCAATGACTGAACCTGAGGCGCAACCACAGGGAGTTGAACTATTGCCGTGTCCGTTCTGCCGCTCACGAGACGTGACACTAAGCAACGGGTACGACGAGGACGGAAACTGGGTAGTCCTGTGCGGGCAATGCAAGTCATCGGGTACGTTCTGCGTCGAAAAGGCCAAGGCAATTGAACGATGGAACACCCGCGCTGACCTTCCCCGCGCTACGGCAGCCGATGTTGAGCGAGATCGAATCATCGCTATGGCCGATGCGCTGGAATACGAGTTACCTAACTTCGAGCAAATGAAGGGCGTTGAAACGCTGCGTAAGAAGTTACAAGCCGAGACGCCCCGTGCTACCGGAGAAACAACAGTTGAGACGGCGCTGGTTGAACTGCGGGAGATGTTTCCGAAGACGTTTATCCGAGTTCGGTCAACAACTGAGATCGAGTACAACGAATACGCTGATAAAGCGTCGTATCGAGAGCGCCACGCGTACGTCTTAATAATGAAACACGGAGAGTTTTCAGCACAGACGCTCGCTGACTGCATGGCCCAAGTCCGCGCTGCCACCCGCACGGAAGGAGATCAGGGATGAAAGACGGACAAATAGAAGGTGGTCTTGTTTGGTTTGGCTTCGATCTTCACGACTTGGAATGGCTTCAGGATCTAATACCAAGAGGCGACGAATTCAGGAGAGCGGTGACGGACGCGATCTCCCGACTTAAAGCGCACGAGCGCCGCACGGAAGGGGAAGGAGAGAAGGGATGAACAACCAGCAGTTTGACGCGCGCCTAAAGTTCACCTGTCCGAGTTGTGGCGGTCGCTGGAAAGTAAAGGTAGACGCTATGCTGTGTCACGGCGTGGAGCCCTGCACGAAAGAGGCAGATTGCGCGGCGGCCTCTCACTTTGGGGACTGTAAGTCCATGCCCTCAAGCGAAGCGCACCGGACGACCCGACGAGAGTTAAACACAAAGTTGTTAAAGGACATTGACAACCTCTCAATAGACAATGGTTACAGTCCAGAATTCTTAAACGGATTCCATCGTGGCGTCCTGGCTGCGCGCACTGCGGTGAAAAAGGCTCTCCGCGAATCTGATACGCAGCGTGCTTACTGGCGACAGAAGCAGTCCGAGTCCCGTCAACGACGAGCGCGAAGTGAAAGGCAGAGATGATTACTTTACGCGAGTACTTTATACACTTGATTGCCTTGCTGGTCCTGCTTGGGTTGTTGGTCTATCTGACGCCAAAGGTTGCTCAGACAATCTCAGACACCGTGAAACCAAAGACCTCTACGTTTAAGCCGTCACTGTGATCGGGAGAGAAATGAACTCTTATCAAAGACGACAGCATAGACGCCGGATGATGTTCGGCCTCAAAAGGTTCGCAGCGAAAGCAGGCAAGGCAGCGCAATCGTTTAGATTGACGGTCGATAGCATGAGGATTGTCGCAGGGAAAATCGCGCTGCTTAAGTCACATTCACCTTCACAACCGCCACGCCACAACCCGACTGAAACTTAATCTCCCGCGACTGCTTTTTAACCCGGACATTGAATTGCTTTTTGCGGTCGTTCGGATTCGCATTCCACGATGTAGGCGAAACCGTCACTTGCCCATCAGGAACAATGACTCTGACCTCGGTTGCCGCGGTGAGATTCAGTAACTCAATCCCAATCACTCCAGTGCTATTACGCAGGATGTTCACTGACGCAGGCGCAGAGATTGAGCAGGGAATCGTCGGTGGTGGAGGAGGCAGCGGCGGTGGCTCCACGGGCGGCGCTGCGACATTTTTCACGGTGACTCTCATTCGCGCGGAGTCCACCGCCTTCCCCGCCTGCCACGCGCGTATCCAGAGCGAATGCGGCCCATCCTGCATCTGTGTCGTATCCAACTGGAACTCGTAGGGCGCAGTTACGTCCATTCCGACAACAGTTTCATCCGCGACGAGAAACACGTCTCCAATCCCTTCCGCGTTTGTAATAGCCGCAGTTACAGACGCCTTCCCCGAGAGAATTGCGCCGTCAGTGGGAAAGGTGATTGTGGCGATGGGTGGAGCGGTGGGAGTTGGCGTTGGTGTAGGCGCAGGCGTCGGAGCTGGCGGACTTGGCACTGTCCCTTCGCTCGGCGCAGGCTCGATCCGCGCCACGTAGACGTCAGTCCGCGCTGTTGCCGCGTCGCCATTGTTGTTGTGCGTCCACGCCAAGAACCGTCCGCCTCTACTGCCCGTAGCACGCGGAGTGGTCCAGTAGAAGGCTCCCGTCCAGTTTGAGCGCGCATGAACCAGACGCCGCACTTGCCCGAGGAATGGAGCTTTCACACCAACCTGAAAGATCTCCCGTACAAACGGCCCATCGGGAAAATTGATGACCGCGTCCCTGGCGGGATCGTACCTGAGACTACCGCCATAGGTGGAGAGCGTGGCCCACGAGTCGTTGTCGCAGCGGTGCGAGATGTGGAAATTAATCCAGCCCATAGGCGAATAAAGCCACACCATTATCACGTCATGCGGAGTTGAGAGTTTGCGCGCAGTCAGCGCCCCGCGCCAGTGATCACCGCCAGTGATGAAGTCATAACCTGCGTCGGTATGGCCGATGCAATAGTCGGGCTTACCATTGGAGTCCGACAGCAGGATTTCAACCGCGCCTGTATCGACATCGTAAATGAAGTTCTTGTTCTTTCCTCCCGCTTCATCCGTTTGAACGAGGAGCACATAGCGCCCTTCCTTGCCCATTTGAATGCCGTTGATTTCGCCCATCGTGACTTTGAGCTTCACAGAGTTTGACGACTTCTCGTAAACCATGAAGCCATAATCACCGGAGCCGGATGAACCGGAGCGCACGATGGCCGCAAATCGATTGTCGTTCTGCGAGACATATAACTGATTGAACCTTGCCCCAGCGGGGAATTGCGAGCGTAGATCGGCTATAACACTGTGCTGCTTAGTAGAAGGCTTATAGCTCCAGATTTGACAATCGACCAACACAAAGATCTTGTCAGGATCGAGATAGGACCAGAACGCGGTCTCGTTATCCACAAACGCGCCTGCGTTATCGCCAATACGGGCGGGCACGACTTCTTCCAGTGGGCCAACTCGTTCCAATGTGACAGGGTTGAGATTGCCGACATAGTAAGAGCCGTTGACCTGGAATATCCAGATTCTGGTATTGTCGCAGTTGAACGTAGGCCACACAGAGTACGTGGTGCTGAGACTGTTGCCATTGCCATCGCGCTCATCCGTAAACCGCAGTACTTCCGCGCCCGCGAGATCGTCAATATACTTCTCACCAGCCGCAGGCAGTTGCAGCACTTTCGGATTCTCAGGATAGGTACCACTGTCGGTTTTGATGGTCATTTAGGAGATTCCTTTCTTACTAACTGACGGACAAACCGTAATAGTCATTGATGTAGTCTTTTATTGTATCGTATTGCGTCGATTCAACTCTCTGACTGAAACAAAAGAACTCCGCTACCATACCATCCCAGTGCGACGTACTGGCACCACTGCTCCAGACCGCTCGTCCCAGATGCGTGGTAGCGCCGAAGGAGAGGCTGGACATGTTTCGACTGTCGCCCACAGTGCCGTCAAGATAGTGTTTATAGTTATTTGAGACGCCCCCATCCTGTCCAGTCTTAGCCGTGACTCGGTATAAGCGCCATGACGTTAAGGATGCAGCGAAGTCGTTTTGTATACGTGCGTTGGGAGGGCCATCAGGATAAAACGCACCCTCCTTTATTAGACCATCCGTCGCAGGCCATTCGGTAAGAGACAAGAAACTGGCATTGATATCTCCCAGTAACCACAATCCCACTTTACTTGTAGCGCTGTGCGGATCGCTCACGGATTTCAGGACAATAAATACATCCGCCTCAGTCAACCCTAACCCGCTAAGGTCCGGTCCATCGAGATACTGAGAATTAGCCGTATCAAATTGAACTGCTGCATGACCGTTGACTTCATTGGTCTGAAACGTTGGCCTACGCGCACTGGTGGCCTGCGCCCAATCGTTACCATTTACAGTCATATCTTCCCATGTCACGACCGGGTCGCCGTCACTGAGAGCTAATTCATCAGCCCGTACACGCCAGAGAAGATTTGCTTCACTGAAATCCGTATCTTCCGCAATTGCCTCTCCTGAAAGAATAATCATCGTACTAGCTCGCTGGCTGCGTGATTGAGAATGAACTGATTGTAACCAGTTGGCCGGACGTAATTGCCACGGAGGTCATCTCAATCTCGCCACCGCCCCCGGTGGTAGTTATCGCCCCGTCATACCAGCGCGTTCCCGCGGCTGATTCAACGCGGAACCAGCCTGCGTCTGTTGGCGCGCCGGCGACTGCCGTGCCTGACCATGTACCAGACTTTGCTGCGACTCCTCCCGATGCGGCTGCCATGGCGTCAGCAGGGAGTGTGATTGTCACGAGTAGCGTGCCCGTAGCAGCTGCCCCGGCTGCCGGTTGCGTGCCGCTGTAGATCTTCAAGGTGGCGTTGTTGAAATCATCGCCGATTGAATCTACCTGCCTGTTTCTGGCTGCGTCGTTTAATCGCTCACTCATAAATTACCTCTTAAGGAATCGTATAGGTTCCACTACCGCTTGGACCTACCCCTGCCGTGCCAGAGAACTGCACCATCGGCGTGATCCACTCGCCCTGCGCAGCACCGAGTCCAATCGCTATCGTTGCGCATGGACCAATCTCAGACTTCACCCCAAAGCCTGACACAGCTTGAAGGCAAACCTCATACACTCCCGGCGTGGCTGCGAGGATTTCAAAGGTGCCGTGCAGTGTGTCGTCAGGAATGACTTTAGCATTAGCAATCTCCTGTGAACCTTCGGGCTTAGTGACGTAGACAATGGCGTACTGGCCTGAGTAGTAAGTCCCGCTGAAGATGATCCCGCCCACAATCGTTGACACGCCGCCTATGCCGTCATTGCCTTGCTCTAACCCATCAGGCGGAAACGTAACAGTGTCAAACTCCAATGCGGGAGCTTCACCGAGATAGTTAATCAACCCACTCGGCAACGGCACCTGAGTCTGCAATACCGCATCATCAAACGCCGAAGTCGAATACAGCCTACAGGTAAACGACGCTTCGAACTTCTGATTGTAACTAATCTCTTCAATCGTCACCGGAACATTGCGCCATTCGCCTGAGTCGTCCGAGAGACAGACCAGATCTCCGATCTCAAGCAGTAATGGCTCGCCCGCCGCGCTCCAATTGAAGAAGAAGTCTAGATCCCGAAACTTAGCCAGATAGCCGTTGAGTAATCGTGAGGCTTGGTTGTAGTTATCGACTGCTGACAGATCCAAATTAACGGGATTGATCTGTCCGGTATCTTCTTGGTGCCGTTCGTCATTGATGACTACAGGCTGCTCCGCAAAGTCTTGTATAGCTTCTCGATATGTACCCTTTGCCTGGTTGATCGTTGACTGTCTTCCACCTTCCGGCCATCCGAACGAGCCGTCGAGATGTGTGGCTCGCGTGGTATCCGCATAGGTTAGTGCCCGCTGCGCATCGGAGTACATGACGCGCAGGATCTCTTCCCCAGTCGTATTCAGCTTTGGTGCGTGTTCCGCTGTTACCACCGGAAGAGAGTTGATTGAAAATCCCGTCCCATTGTTGTTATGTACCAGCAGCATGAGATCGGAATTCGCCTCGACTGAGACAAACCAGTCAATCGAATCTGCCCCAGCAGGCAGCGCAACTCCAGTGACATCAATCTGCTTGTTTGCAAGGATCGTGATCGCGCCAATGTTAGAAACGTTTGTATTGCCATTTGCATTACGATACGCGTAAGCGACTAAATAAGCTCCCGCCGCGAGTGCTCCGGCAGAGGACGTGAGCGTAGGCGCAGTTACAGGATCATCTAATTCAGCAAAGTGATTCTCTTCTAACGGCGTGGTGAATTTGAGTACGCCGTACTTAGCGAAGATTACTACCTCGGTAGGATTAGAGCCAAACCGCTGCGCCTCAACATAATCTCTCAACCCCGGTTCCGCGTTGATAGCGTAAACAAGTTGAGATGCCATCGTGAGATTATCAATCGCTGCATCCACGTCTTCCTGTGTTGCTGTAATACTAACAGTGTAGGAGTCAATTGTGATTGAGATCACGTCTCCCACGGCACAGCTCCCACCAATCGTCACCGTGCCGGTAGCAGGAGTGGAAGTTGAGCCAGCGGAGAACGTACTACCCGATGCCGCTGCAGTCATCGTCCCACTGGTAGAGTTAGCCGAGAGGGTGATCGCGTTACCATCAGCAGAGTATTCGACGTTATCGAGGACCGGGCGCACTTCAGAAGTGAGCTTATGCGCGCCTAGAAGAATCTTCCCTCTCAACGGAGGATAGAGGTTGATAATTACATCAAGCGGACGCCACGGAGTTACGTCCAGTACCTTAATCGAAGTCGCGCCTGCTGGGGCATTATCTCTCAGGTAGGTATGATCTACAGGCCGCTCACAGTCAATTACCAATCTCCCGTGATGGTCCCAACGGGTAAAGCCTCTAAAAGTCGTATACAGCGTATCGTAAAGGAAGTCTATCGCTTTCTTCTTATCAGTGATGACGATCCCAGCTGTGTAGCGCTTACGATAACGAGTGATGACATCCAGTGAAGTGGGCGGTGAGTCAGGATCGAAGAACTCATACACCGCTTCTCGCGCCCAATAACCCCCCGGTCGTTGGTCCTGAAATAGAAAGTCCAGTCCTAGCCCAAAGAAGCTAAGCGCGCCAATCATTCCCGTCGAGTTGAACCGCTTGTAATCGACTCCTGCCCGTGTAGTCTCAGTATTAGGCAGCAGGCACCTCTCCGCGTTGGAAACGTCCTTAATCCCTCCCGTTGTGTAAGCAGCGGTGATTGCAGTTGCTAATTCCCCGATATGATTGTCAGGCAGTCCAAGATAAGCAGGATCGTTGATGATAAATCGCGCTAGATCGACCGGATTGTCAGACCACGCGATCACTCCATTACTATAGCCAGCAAAGGCATTGGATATCCTTCCCGTGCCATTACCATCGACTCCGAATGCCTTGCGCACAACCTGTCCGGCGATTAGCGAGGTAATATCCGGTGCGGGATCGGAAACAACAATGTCTGAGCCGATGCATCGTCCCGTGACGTAAGCGAGTTTTGAGTGGTACTCACCGCCAGGGAATACAAGATCCTGCGTCTGCGTGCCGACATTTCCGTATTCGCCCAGGTGCTTGACAACTTCCAGCGGTTGACTGAAGTTAGGCGATTCATTCTTGAGCGTCACAAAGTCTTTGATCGGTCCTCGGCATCCGCCCTTCTTAAACCAAATTGTCTCCCCGGCATCCTTGTATTGAATCGTGAACAGTCTATGCAGCCAACGACCGAGCACTACCGGAACAGGCTGACCGTAAGGTGTGGTGTTGTAGGTCGAGTTATCAACTGTCGTCTTCTTCCGACTAATGCCGGGAAGAATGTTCAACACCTTTTTGAAGAATGACTCATTATGCTTGTGTAGAAAACTCGACTCGATTTGAACTACCTGTGTGCCTTGAAAGTACTTCTCGTTTCCGTATTCAACGCACTGCGCCTCAGTCTTATTGCAGACCTTCGCGGCCTGATAAGTTGCGGTCTTCTGCGAGAGGGTTTGATCGCCTAAACAATCGCCTTTCTTGAACTTCAACGGACAGCTCGGTTGTAAGTCGCGCTCGGGAATCTGCGCCGCTATTGTGCCGAGGTCTTGCTTCGCGGTGATCGTTCCACTTGCTCTATCAAAGTCATTCGGTTTTTCACATCTGCCTACAAACCAGATAATCGAGTGAGTAAAAGGAGAGGCAGAAGCTTCAATGATGCTGAGACTGCTGGCGGAACGCGGGATAATGCGCACCACGAGACGCATTCCCGGCAAGCGATTAGTGAGCACAAACCTCGCTAGGTATCGCTTGCCGTCATCATCCTGTTTGATGTTTGAACAAGTGAGGGAGACGGAATCAAATTGCTTGCTTTTGGACTTCTTGATGCTTGGTCCATCAGTAACAACACGGATGTAATCAATGGCTTCCTCGCCCCAGGTGAAGGACAGAGAGGACCCGGCCCAACGTGCGAGAGCATGGCGTGGATCGTAACTGAGGTTTCCGTCCAGCGGCTCAGGGAATAACTCGTAATTCCATTCGTAAAGCTCGTAGACACACGACAAGTCTCGCGAGCGCGAACGCAGGATTGCCAGCAGGTCATCGCTAACGTCGTACATAGATTACGAGGGATACTTCCCGATTCTCACGGTGCGTTTCTGAATGAACTTAACTCCGTTTACGTCAGCATGGTCCTTCTCGTAACTAATGAAGCGACAACCCGTGACGGTATTCCCCTCTTGATATGTCCACGGGTGATCTCGGGGTTCGATAAAGGTGAAGAGCACATGAAGCCGATGCGCGTCCCAAAACTGATCAACGATATTTGCGTCCTCATCAGTCAGGCCGTCGTATACAAGCAGGTATTCTTGCAAAACATTATTAGCCGATTCGTTCGTATCAATGCCGCCATCTTCGTACTTGGAGATTTGCGTTATTTGTGCATAGTCCTTATGTAATTTGAGATACTTCACGTAGATCGGCCCTGTATCATAGGAAGTCGAGTGTAGGGGAGTTGGAAATGTAGCTTCCGCCATTACGCCAATACCTCATCATCTGCAAATGCCTGTCGAATTGGACCTCCGGACTTAACGTCATTGAGCACTACCGCGGTGAAGGCACGAGACACCTGATCGCCCGCCGCGCGGAACTCAACAATGATTCGCTGTGGCTCAGGTTGATTGCGATTGAAGGCGAGAGGATTTAGCTGACCACGATCACGATCTCGACTACTACTGCCCGTCCCGCCGCCTGTTCCTTTTTGCTTGAATAGATCTCCAGCCACTGCGCGTCCCGCAATTGCCGCCACACCGGCAATCGATCCCCACAGTGCGGCTGAGGTAAAGTGCGCCGCAGATTCAGCGGGATCAAAGAAGAGAGTTGCAAAACCGAGAGCTAGTTCCTTGATCGCGTTGACAGCAGCTTCCGCCGCGAGTGACGCGAGCGCTTGCGCTAAAATCTTCCGCATCACAGCAGGGCCAGTCTCTCCAAGCAACACCCAGTTAGCGACTACCTGACCTAAAGCGTCGGCAAATTGCTGAAATGTATTAGTGAGAATTTCACCGAGAGGCACAATCGTGCTCTCAAGGACACTTGCGAACTCCTTCAAATTATCAAGGTTTAATTGGACTCGGCCAATTGGATCAGTTTCCTTCGCTGCTAGTCGCGCTTCTCTTAAGATTCGCTCCTTCTCTTTTTCCGAGCGTGTCAGTTCTGCTTCTTCTTCGGCATGTAAGGACTGCTTCTTGACGTTTGCTTCCGCGAGGTCATCTACGGCCTTCTGGTATTCTGCGCTGGTTTCTTTACCCGCTGCTCTTAACGTTGTTAAGCGACTAGTGAGAATTCGGATTTGGGCATCGTTGGCGCGTTGATCCTCTCTAATTAATTCCAGTGACGTTTGGTGGCGTGTCGCCGCGTCTGCTAAGTCAAGTTGTAACTGAGCGTTGATGATCGCCTTACGCGATGCGAAGTGGAGCCGCATGAGATCAATAACCTCTTGCGCCGTATCGCGCTGAATCCGTGCGATTCGATTTTCAATCTGTTCTAACTGTTCAGCGTAATCACGAGCATTCTCAATATCCCGATCACGCCCCTCTTCGGTTGCGCGTTCACCTTCGTCTTCAATCAACCTTCGCTGCGCGCGCAGGATCTTAAGTTGGTTATTTAACTCCGCTTCGGCTTTGGTCCGTTCTCCTATACCGATAATTGATGTTGTCGCTCTTAACTTCGCCTCCGTCGCTCCGATCTCCTGATCAATAAGGTCTAGCTTGATGCGCAGAATCTCTCGCGCCGCATCTTCCTCAGTTTTAACCCTTAACCTTACCTGAGACTCTATAGCGGCTATGGTCCGCTCACCAGATATACGTAGCAATTCGAGTGTGGTATCAATCTCGGCAGACTTAATATCACGGACGCGATTAACCGCATCCTGCTCCTTTCTGAACCGTCGCAGTAGTTGCTCGTCCTGTAATGTTTCCGCCTCTTTATCTAAAGCCTGAATCTGACGATCAAATTCCTTTCGGTTTTCAATCGTGAGAAACCCAATACGCTGTTGCGCCTCAAGGGATTGACGCCGGACTAAAAGCTTGGCCCGCTCAATTTCCTCAATTACGGTTAGCCCCTGACTCTCAGTTATCTCCTCGCGGTCAAGTTGTGTCTCAATAGCCTTGATGTGTCGATCAAAGTCGCGAAGTAGGTTGTCAAGATTACTGCGCTCCTCGTTCCGCTGAGAGTCGGCGCGCTCTTTGGCCGCTTTCGCTCGGATCTCGCGTGAGGTAGTTGTGAACAAGGACTCCGCGTCGAGTTGTTGTTGCTGGAGCTTTTGAACGTCCTCACCGGACTTGCGGACGATCTCCAGCTTCTCTGACTCGGAAATGTCGGTACGGCCTTGAGTGATCTTGATCTGCTGTTCCTGTGAATCCAATTGCGCCTGAATGCGTGCTTTATCCGCGTCTAGCACTTTCTTGTTTTGAGCAATAACCCTTTCTGCTTCTTGCTGGCGATTGATCCGTCCTTGCTCAAATAGTTCGTTCAGGATTTGTTTCTGCTCCGCTGCTGAGCGCTTCACGATTGCGACTACCGCGTCCGCGGTCTGCGCCGCTTCTTGGGCTGTCCCTAAGGGTGTTGTGGTGGAAAGCGCTACCGGCTTTGGTCCCGGTGCGCCTTGCGATGGAATCGCCTGTGGGTTGATGTCTTTAAATATCGTCGCCTGCTCGTTCGATTCCTTGATGGCGTCCGCAAGCGCTTTGTAGTCATTAGTGAGCGCGGCCACGATGAGGCCCAGCCCCTTCATGCTCTGGCCCACAGTGCGTACGACCGGACCTGCCAGATTGCTGAAAAGCCTGAGCAGTGGGCCAAGGTCGCGGACCAAGTCTCCAGTAACGCGGATGACATCAATGAAGGCCGGGATTAGCTCTTGCGCAGCTACGGCAGACGCGGCACGGAGTTGAAAGTCCAACAGCGCTAATTCGTCATTGAACTTGTCGGCAGCACGGGCGGCATCCGTCTCAATGAGTATGCCCATTTCACGGAAGCGTTTGATTGCCCCGTCGAGATCACCGTTAGTCTCCTTTAAAATGGCAAGGATCTGCTTGCCACCTCGCGCGCCAAATAGTTCCGCCGCCGCGTTGGTTTGCTGAAATCCTTCCGGCATCGCAGCAAGGGCAGTGAACGCAGAGCGTAACGCAGACTCTGTATCTGAAGTCTGTATATTAAACTTACTGAATAGCTCTCCGGTTTTGCTGAGTGGATCTTGCGCGTCGTCAAGCTTGCGCTGGAAGTTGACTATTGCCTGCGTGACACTGCCGCCCAGTTCTCCCCCTGTCTTCTTTGCCTGAATCTCCAGCGCGGAAAGAGTTTCGACTGCGACTCCGGTTTGCTGAGACAAGTCGAATATCCGACCTTGAAACTCGGCGGCATTCTTCGATAACTGGAAGATCTCACGCGCCGCAAGTGCTGCCCCGGTTGCAAGGGCCGTAATCGCCACCACCGCAATTCCAATAGGAAGGGCCAGTCCTCCCGCTGCCACCGCTGCGCCTTCCGCTGACGTTGCCATTGCGGCTAATCCCGATGCGGCCTGCTCGGCAGATGGGATAATCTTCGCGTTGTTTGCCAAGAGCTCGGCGCCGAAGAACTTCACCGCGGCAGCGTCACGGTTAGCCTGTCCCTCGATCTTCGCGAAGGTGGTTAGAAAGGTGGTTAGTTGCGGGACGGATTTACCTGTAGCGGATGAGAGTCCGGTGATCGAGTCGGCTACTTTCTTGAGCGATGCTTCCTGCTTGGCGGTCTCCTTACCTAGCCCGCTGATATTCTCCGTAACGCGCAGGAAGGACCCGCCAACCAGGGGAAGACGCTGACTGACAAAGACGTTGAGATTATCGCCCAGCTCACTGAATACTTTGTTCGTGCCTGAAACGGTTTGCGTGAGTTCGGGACCGAAGGATTGACGAAGTTGCGCTACCGCCGCGCGAGTCTCAGCTACCGCAGCTTTACCGCCGGAGGAATCCCCGCGAATTCTCAGTAACAGCGATGTCTCGTTAGCTGACATAAAGTAAAAGGCCCAACTCGGTTAGGAATCGGGCCTGCTGGAAGCCGCTACTAAAATGTCCACCCCTCAGTCGGAGGACGGGATTGCCGATACATCTCAAATGCAATCACTCGCAGGTGATCGATAGTTAGCTCGTTCTTGTGAATCTGGCTACCATGCTTATTTTGAAACCTGACTTTGCCGTCTGAGATTTCAAGAAAGGGTTTCTGACAGCGGTTGCAAATCAATACCGAGCCTGACTCACGGTGCTCAATGATTAACCGATGGGCCATTAGAAACTTTGCTCATTAAACCTCTCGGTTTCGATCTTGATTCGCTTGGGCATTGAGCCTGTCGCTATCGCTGTCAGATGCGCGGCTAACCTTTCACTCTCACGCTCCTGCTCAAATCCGTCCCAGATGATTCCGCACTCAATGTTGAACGCCTGTGCTATCGACTCATCCTCAATCCCCAGTTCCTCTGCCGGGCTTCTAAGACACAGCCGCGCTGTCGTTATCAACGTCAATACTTGATCCCGATCCTTCAGGAAAGTTACTGACCGCTTCCACGGTCGTCTCCCCTTCCTTGAGCCTGACAGGTATAGTTGGCGAGCCTTGCGCAAACCACATGAAAATCTGCCAGAAGTCTCGCACCGGAAGATCGTCAGGGTGGTACTGGCCTTCCTTCGGGTTGAGCGAGACTACAGGGCTGACAATCACGTCTGAGATCACCACGCGGGCAAACTCGGTCAACTCTTCTAGCTCAAGATCTGACAGTTTCTGAATTGCGTCAAGCTGTGCGTCCGCTGTCACCTTTTCTTTTGCGCCTACCTTGTTGAGCACGCGGACAAATCTCCCGGCCTTGAGCGAGAGACTAGGCCCCGGACGGCGCAGGACAACCTGATTGCCGGAATCGCAGGTGAAGGTTGTTACTTGTCGCTTAGACCATTGATTGTTCATTACGACTGTGCTCCCGCGTTCTGAGTAAAGAAGCGCCCGACACGGTCAGCGGCCGCGCGAGTCGATACCGCCAACCCGCGAAACGCTACCGGAGACTTGCTGATTTCCTTGCTCGTGATATTGCCTGCGAGTCCGGCGTCATTAAATGCCTTATAGAGATGCACTACGCCAAACCGCGTCGGGTCATCCTCAAACGGCCAGATGAGTGCCACGGAGGTATACTGCGGATCTGCGTTGCCGATCGTCACGCCTGTAGAGCCCATCACGTCGCTGCGGGTGAGCGTTGGATTCAGCACCTCCGCTAGATCCATATCCATCACTTGCAGCAACGAGCCGGAGATCACCGCTTCCTGCGCCGTCACACGCGAGATAATCGGATCAGGTGACTCGTCGGCAAAGAACTGAGTGAAGGTTGGCTTAACAAGGAATTGCCAGCCCGCGTCAGTCCAGCCAACGTGACGGGCGTTGGGATTCTGCGATGAATCAGGTGAGCCATCCGCATCGAGGATTAATCTTACGTCCGCCGCGCCATCCCATGCGTCAGTGCCGCCACCAAGATCGATATAGAACTTCCCCGGCCCGATCCCTACGTCAACTGTGCTGAAGTTGTCTGCCGTGCCCGCCATTGGAGGATCTCCTTTGCAAAAAGAAAGCCCGCCACTTCCTCGGTTAAGAGAAAGGGCGGGCAGGTAAACGTCGAAGCGTTTCTTAGACCGCTAGATAGTTGTCAAGTTCGTTAAGCCCTACCACTCAGGATCATTTTCACTGGCGTAAGACTCAGCCTCTACTTTGGAGCTAAATCTAGTAAGCCAAGGAAGAATGGTGCCAATTATAGGCTGAGTATCACTCTGATTCTCACGCCACTCCGATCCCGTCCAGTAGTGCGCGCCCGGAAAGAAACCCTCTTCCGCGTCCCATGCGTGCAGGGTTGCATACCATCCCGATTCTACGGGTAACTTATCATCAACATTAACGGGTATTTTCTCAGGCATTAGACTACTGCTCATTGAATACAAGGGTAGCCTGCATCAATGCGTCTCGATAATAAACTGACTCGCGCTCGCGGATTGATCCGTAAACGTGTTCTAACTCCAAAACAATGCCAAAGATTATAGCACTCATGTTCCGTTTCCAATCGGCTTTTTTTGCACTGCGGAGCGTGGCGTCCAGCGCGGCCATGTAGCGCATCAGTTTTCGTGTCACGTTTGGGGCTGAATCCGCCGTCACGCCAATGTAGATATCGAATCTGACTGCTTGGTGGAGACGATCTGCGGCATCTGACGGTGTCGCCGCGTTGCGATTCGGCCCGATGGCGAGAGTGGGAAAGACAAGCTTCTGAATCTGGCCTAGCGCCCGCTCCTGAAAGTCTTCCATGTACTGCGGATCGTCAGGAGAGAGTGCGGCTTCTATCGGGTTGAACTCATCCAGGATTGCTTTGAAATCACGCTCAATAATAAAAAGGGTGTTGTCGATTACGCCCTCTTCCTGAACTGCATAGTATTTGAGGTCCGCTACCATCTATGCTGCTCTCTCGTCAACCTGAAATCCCGTACTGCGTGTGAACTCGACTAACCGTTGCTGAATGCTTTTCATAAACCTACGCTTCTGCTCCTCGGTGAGCGAGATAATCGGTCGTGACTTTTGATGAAAGAGCGCGTAAGGTAAAGCCGAGCCGATCAACAATTCCTCTTTCTCCGGCCTGAGAACCGAGTCCAGCGCATCTGGCCCGGTCATTGACTCGTACAACGCATCCTCTCGCCTGAGAATCGTCTTGCCAGGGAACTCGCGCTCCTTGAATAGCTTGTAAGCCGGACTCAGCGGTGTCCACTTGCCTGAAGCTCCGCTTGCGCCTTCCGTTAAAAATTGCTCCGTCTCAATTTCATAGAACGTTGTGATCACTCCCGGCCAGAAGTTGCGGAAGTCGGTGATCTCCTGCTCGACGCGGTTGAAGGCGCGGTCGATGACGACTTCGCCCTGGATCTGCGCGGTGAACCGTAGCATTAGACGAACGCTGGCCCCGCTACCTTACCCCGCCATTTGCGAGCAATGGCCTTTACACGGGGCGGAATCGACTCTCTTAAAGGTTGCCCTTCCAGTCCGACTAACTTGACCGCGGCGGGGTCAGTTTCTCGCCAAAGATTCAACACCCACTCAATCACTGCGGCTTTAACATCTTGCGGAGTTTCACGCCAGCCCCACACAGCGGATACCGTAACAGCCACTCCTGACCACCAGCCCGACCCAGAGAGGTTATAGAAGCGGTTAAATGATGGTAGCAGACCGCTTTCAGTAGTCAGCACGAGATAGCCGTTTTGTTCCACGTAGGTTGGGGTTGTGTAATCGGCTGGAACAGAGATTGACAATGTGCCGGGTAGGTACGGTGGCAACTGCAAGTAATTCCCGCCGTCTCCGTAGAACGTCTTAGCCGTAGCAACTGGAATCTCAACCGGATTGAAATAGCCTTCGGGCACACCGCATTCTAGATCGAACATACGCGATGCCTGCTCAATTAGCGCATCCAGCTCAGCGGGGGTGAGCGAGTTAGTTGTAGCTGAGCCTCCCGCGCCTGCCCCTCCCTGCGCGCGACGTCTCACTTCGGTTGAGGAGCAGTACGCAACTGAGCGCTGAATACGGATATAGAAACTGCGCGTCTCAGTCTGCATTCCGGCGGTGATCGTATTGCTGAGTTCGTAAGTCTCACCCCAAGTACCACCCGAAAGGCGAATCAATGTCGTACTTGAGGTATTACTATCTGCGTCTTTAGTGATACCTAACGGCACACTCCACGCTGAGGTCGAGATAATCAGATCACCAAGCCAATCAGACCAATTAATTGAGTAGTCTAAAATCTCAGCTGGTTCTTTAGTGAACATCTAGATTATTCCCGTTTGAGCCTCCGGCTCGGTAGTCTGCGTTCTGGCTTCCGTGCCTACACTTAACGATCTCGACGTGGAACCAATAACAACCGACTGACGCGGTGCAAAGTGAACGATATGAACTGAAATCCCTGAAACGAGTATAACACTTGAAACGTTAATTGAAACAGACCCTTCATGTTCAACCAGTCCAATTAGACCATCAGACTGAATGCCAACCAGCCCCGTGATAAGTCCTGATGATTGGAGTACTGAGAAAAAGCTTCCTGAGACGGTGATATCACCAATCGTATCCAGTAGACCGCTTCTAAGGACCACGCGCTGTCCTGCCGACTGAATCTCACTACTGGCGCTAAAATCACTGACTGACTGAAATGCTGAAAGGGATTCAGCCGAAACTAAGACTAAACCCGCTCCGTCAACTTCAGCCGCACGCTCAAGCACGGCGAGCCCGTTAACCTGCACTTCTCCGTTAGTAGTGAGGGACGCTGAGCGTTCATGTGCTCCGGTAGGTGCTTCAATCTCTCCGCTACTCTCAATAGCGGCATCGACGTTAACGGTTCCCGCTCCCTGAAATATCGAGAAGAAAGTTGCCGCTGTCTGAATCTCAACCCCAGCATCCAGCAACGCTGATCCCGCAAGGGCTGAAAAGAACTCGCCCGAGACCGTGACCGACGCGGTTGCGTCTACCACTGAACTTCCGAAAACTACAGAGAGCAATTCCCCAGTCGCGCTAATGTCCGCGCTTGCGTTTACCAGTGTGGAGCCCGACAGAACGGAGAAGAAAACACTTGAAGAGTTAATGCTGGATGCTGCGTCGATCGCACTTGAACGTAGTAAGCTTCTCTGTCCCGCCGCGGCTATTACCGCCGCAACGTCAATAAGAGATATCCGGCTGAGCACAGAAAAGAAAGTTGCGGCTGATGCCACTGCGCCCACACCGTCAACTAATGCAGATCCGGTGAGGAGCGCGCTCCCGTCAATCTCTAAAGCATGCGAGCAAAAGACCGTGCTCGAAGCTGCTCCAAAGGTTATTGTGGTTCCGGTAAATCCACTATTGCGGGTAGCGACTTCTAACGCAACTGTATCATTCGACTGGCTTGTATCCTGCCGTTCGGTCCAGCCGGTCGGCTCCGTGGTGGTCGTATCCGCGCTGCCATGCGCGACGATGGTAAGGTTTCCGGTCAATGCGTTTTGGTTGAGGACCGGCGCAGCGGTTCCCGCCGCCTGATTATTCTGCGATCCCTTGCTGCGAACCGCGTCCGCGCCCACGCGAGACATACCACTAATCGCAACCGACACAACGCAGCCGGACGTATTTGAGCCCGTTGCCACGGTAATCACGGTTGAGGTCGTATTCGCCATCAACGCCGTGCGGATGAAAACCGAGAGGCGGTAATTGATAGACGCAATGGAGGCATTCATCACGTCAATGCGGTCGTAGGTTCCAGAACCGTTGCTATCTGAGCAGGTAGGCGTGTCGTTGGTATTAGCCGCAACAAAACAGTAAACGATTAGCAGATCCCCGACAGCCGGAGTAATTGTCGCAGTACGATTTCCCGTCCCGGAAGAAGCGCCGCCTGCTACTGATGTGCGATAGGTTGCCGCCATTAGAGAGTTCTATACTCCGTCCCGATTGATTGACTACGAACTTCTTTCGCCACCTTCGCCAACCGCGTAGGGTAAAACTCCACTGAGGGAATCACGCCTGAGATTGCGATTAATCCTAACGCCTCTAAACTTACTGATCGGAATAGAGAGCGTTGCCCTATGACTGCTATCCCACCTTGCGCTTCCCATAAGACAGCTCGCTCAATAATTGAATGAGCAATTCCGGCTGACTCGACGCTAGCCGCAACGGTCAGAGACGTGGAGCGCTCATGGCTTGCACTTCCCGAGTCCACCTCTCCAACGCTAACGATCTCTCCCAAGACATCCAGCAAGGCGGAAGACTGAAGCTCGGAAAAGAATAGCGCCGCTGTTTCTATCCCCACCGTAACTAACACTGTTACAGATGCGTTTAGTTCACTGAAAAACTGAGCAGAAGACTCCAGCGCCCCAAGTAGATCTATTGTTGTGCTGCGTTCAAAAACAGAGAAGAAGAGTGTCGTGCTGGAAATCTCCCCTGCCGCATCAAAAGATAACGAGGAACTGAGAATTGAAAAGAATTGACCGCTGGATTCGACAGTCGCGGTGGCGTCAATCGAGGCCGAGTTACTTAATACAGAAAACCCCGTTGCCGAAGATTCAACAACGGAGGTGCAGTCAACGGACGCGGAACGCTCGAAGGTTTCACTCGGGGATGACGCGATGCCGGAACTCGTAATGTCGCCAGTGGCTTCGATCACCGCACTTCGGAACACCTGTCGTACGCCGGAGACTGTTATTGAGGCACTACCGTCAGCCGTTCCAGAGCGGCTGAATACTGAAAAGAAGGTGCCAGAAACCGCGATTGCCGCGGCGACATCTACTGCGGTTGAGCGGGAGTGTTCAATGACGCTGGCAGCGCCGATAATCTCAACTAAGCCGACGGCAGTAGGGCTTCCAGCGGATAACGTGAACGATGCAGATACCGTAGATCCTGACGCATTAAAGACCTGATCTCCAGTCGAGATTCCTAGTCCATCGGTGCGCTCGTTCCACCCGCTCGGGGAGGTAAAAGTCGGGATGCCATCCGCAATACAGGTTGATTGGACTATGCATTTTGTCGCCGTGCGAGTAAGCGCATCCCATGTGCTCGTAGTTGATGAAGCATTTAGACGGACATTGACAGCACCTATTGGGCTGGTTTGTTTGCAGTTGTAGAAAGTACAGATTTGGGCAGAGATCTCCGCTGAGCCAGTCCTGTTCGCTTGTCGATTCAGCGTTCCTGAGGCATAAGCCCAAAACTTGCTGACGGTGGATCCGCCCCCGCTCGTAGTCGTCTCCCAGGTAGCGATCTCCGTCCATGCTCCATCGGTCATCGAAAGTGTGGTCGAGCCTGCCCCTTCAACCGTGGCTATCAAGACGTCTTTGTTTCCTAAGACGTCGGTATCAGTCGTTCCTGATGGAAGCGCGGGAGTCACACTGGTCGCAGTCGCAGTCGCCTGGGCGGCGGAGCGGTAGAAGGGGTAATTGTCCGAAGGAATACAGAAGAGGCCCGCCACCCAACGCACTCCTGAAGTGGGCGAAGCGTCCTGACTGGCGAGGGCCGTGTTTTGATCGGCTACCGTCTTGTTGGAGCCATTTCCGACCAACGTACCAGAGATCACAATCTCTTCGTCCTGGGTATAGCCTGATGGGTCAGGGGCATTTGTCGCCGCCTTCGAGAAGTAGATATGCAGCGCCAGCATTTCCGGGCTGCTGGTAGTGGTTGACGGTGGTCTGACGGGGTTTGCCGTGCCAGTGGTGAGACCGCGCGCCGCCCATGCGAGCAGCGTCATTACACCTTCTTCGCTGGCCCCATCAAGCGCATAAGCAATTGCCATTCGGCTGACGGTGGCGCCAAGCGTAAAGGCTGGATTAGTTAACGGGAGCGAGTCGCCTGAGAGGATGCGACGATAGAAGTAGGTGCCCAGTAGACCGTTGGCGGCGGTGCCGACCTGAATCTGCTGGATGCGATTCCAACCAGCGGGATTCCCGGTCCAGAGCGTATTTCCTGTATTCCCAACAGCAATGAGAATGATGTCGCCGGCAGCGTGAGTGGGCAGGGTAACGGTAATCGTCGAGCCCGTGCCGCCGGGGTTCGTTGCTGTGGAGTCGCGAATGGTTGCATTAGCCACATTCAGTTATTGGGTGTAGGGGCGGCCCACAATCGAGAAGTTCAGCCCTGAAACCCAGATAGCACTATCAACCAGAGCGGTGACTACGATGATGGGAGCAGCGCCGATAATGGACTGACCATTGCCGCCTACGGTCGTCTGCAACTGTGGGGTTATGCCTGGGCCGTCAGAAGTGTAAATCTTGTACTCCGCTCCATTGGGGCCACTAGGATTCTCCGATCCCTGACGAATCAGGATCTCATAGAAGTCCTCGGGACCGTTGAAGTTTACTGATCGCTCGTGAAGCACGTCTGCGGCGTAGTTTGGCCCAAGCGCGTAGATCACCTGCTCGTTAACGGCGTTAGCGCTGCCACCATAAGCCGTACTGCCATATGCGCCTGAGCCATAGGACATCGCATTCTCCTAAGTGATTGAACTGTAGATAGGAATGTACCCGATGATAGTTCCGCTGCCATCCTTGATGGCTAACTTCGCTGCCAACGTCCCAACTGCCACAGTTGCGCTGGTAGTTCTGTCGGTGGCAAAGTCCATCCCGAAAAGACTAAAGCGTTGATTCTGGTCAGAGATGCTCACAAAAGAACTGTTGCCGTTACCTATAACATCTCCAATATCAACCGCAATAGGATCTTCGATCGTGGTGTTCGCGCCTATTGAGATACCCCGAATCGCGGACTGACGAAGTTCAATTGTTTCATCAGAAGCACTTACTAGAATAGCCGTACCTGAGCCGAATACATCACCAAGCATTTGCCGGATAGTCTCGGCAGTCAGTCCCGCAATGAGAGAGTACGTCTTGCCCGCAACGTTATGATCTTCCGCTGCCGTGCCTTCCTGTGCGCGGGTCATCGTGAGGGTATCAGTTGACTTGGCTGTGACGCGGATTATTTCCACGCCGGGATCGTCTGAGGGATCAGGGTAATCTGTCGCGTTCCACCAGACTGCGTTGAAAGGCGCAACTGGTAAACGATCACCGTGCCCTGCGATTACATCGATCTCGGTGGCTGATGCGTCGTAATTACCGTCTGAGACAACAGCCTTGGCAAAGTTTTTGATTGCGTCCACGAGTGCTCCTTATGTGAAGGTAAGGTCCAAATCACCGATCGGAATCCGAAACGTATCGCCTGCCGTTACCGCGGCCGATGACGAAAGATCGTCTCGCCCGAGAAACGTCCCAGCACTTGAAGCGGTCCACAAGCTAATATGTGTATAGGTTTCCGTAGTGCTTACGTTGAGCCATTCAATAACGG